GCCATGTTGGCGGTCCTTGATTTTCAAGGGTGGAAAGTATGGTGCGTCCAAAAGTCCGTTTTGATGGGCGAAATGCGTGACAAAAAAATCGTCACCGTTCAAGGAAAGCAGGGGTGCTGGGTTGAAAAAACCGCGATTGAACCCTATCTTACTCCAATCAAGAACATCGCCGAACTGGATGCGTTCATCAACGCAATGCCCTAAACACACGAAAAATTAAATATACTTTTTATTTGTTCTATTAAGGTATAAATATTCATTTCGTGTAATATATATCTGTATCTTATTGTATAATAAATGGGCGCAAACATATCAATGGATGTTACTCCTGGGTTAGCGTCGGCCGAAGACATAGCCGCAGCGCAGTCGGCGTTTGAAGACAAGTTGCGCCAAGAAGTCGTCCTTGTTCCAGAAGACCTCACGGATATTTATATTGAGGCGTCCGCCGATGCCGCCGACACAGCCACCGACACCGCCGACACCGCCACCGCCGCCGCCACCGCCTCTCACGCCACCAACACCACCGATACTCCCTCCAAGAGCGTCGCTGGGCGGCGCAACCCCCGAAGAAAGAAACAGGGTGCGCAGGCCGCAGCCGCGAATACAGTCCCCGTCCCGTCAGAACGGACCATCGAGCAGCGCCGCGAACAAGTGCGGCCGATTATTGATAGACTCACGGAACTTCAGATGAATGTATCCTATCCGGCGATTCGCGAGTTATACAAGCAACTCAGCCATTTTATTAAGACAGGCGAAGATGCGAAAATCAAAATCCCATTCCCGGAATTCTCTCGTAGAATAAAAGGCGAACTATCAAATGCGACTTATATTCCGTGTTGGGTGAAGTTGGAGATGGAGTAAGCGCACGCAGGCGCGCACGCACGCACGCACGTGCTAGAACACAATATTGTCATCAATCCATTTTTTGATGCGAATATTCACCGGCTCCAGGATTTTATTCAACCCTTCAATGTAGTTCATATAATACTGCGGATCATTTTGGATTTTCTGGAGTGTATGGTAAATAATCGTATAATCTTCCTGTGAATACAAATCCGTTATTTTCACGAATATCAAGTCCACATTTGTATCTACGAGACTGTCAATAGGAACGCTTGACGTCATCGCAGTCATCGGGCGTAATGGCGGCGACGAGGTCGGACTCTTTACCCTAGAAGGTAATTGACAGTCGGCGGCGGATGCGGCGTCGTTATCGTTATCGTCTGGGCGATTCGCGATACGCCGCACCAACTCTGGGTTATCCAGCATCCCCTTATACATATGAAGCGTATGAAGGATATGGATTTTATCCGTTTGATTATACGTGCGTATGAGATTATTGATACCCGTTTTCGCCAGTTCGTGAAGAAGCGCGAATAAAGCGGCCTTCGTGTCCGTCCCCGTGCCCGCGCCCGCATTCGCGCCCGTTAGCACCGTCTTATAAAACTTATTGAATCTAGAAAACACATTGTATAAGTAAAACACATCCTCTTTTTTATCGTTATTGTACCACCGTCGCACATTTTGCGTATACCCAGGCGACTGAACGGTCAATATATTATTATGTATTGCTAATTTTGTCCCAATCGGATAAAACGCGAGAAACCCGATTTGAAGAAGCGCCTGAAGTGGTTCCAAAATCGTCTCAAATCGTTCTCGCGGTTTTTTAAGTTGTCCAACGATGAATTGTAATGTGCTCTGCATGCGAACTATATTACCATACATTATGATATACATTTAGACTGTTTTACTGTGCGGATACAGGAACAGACGCCGTCGCCGTCGCCGTCGCCGCCGCCCCTCCACTCACAGACCTATGAAGAAATATATTCGTAGACTGTATTGTCGTGTGATAAACGTGATACGGAATTTCGTAATGTTCGCACCACGCAATACATTTTAATACATTGGCCTTCTTATATTGTTCCAGCTTCTCCGCATTACGGTGATTGGTTATGATTGACAATGTAGACGTTATATTTTCTATTTGTTGAAAGCTCACCATTGCGTTCATTTCCTCTATTTTATTCAAGAAATAAAGGTCGTGTTCTTGCGGAAGAAGAGAGGTCAGTAGGATAGACTCACTCATCATAACCGGAAATAATTTCGCGAATTGTTCTACGATTTTCGCTGAATCCGCAATTTTAAACCCTTGGCATACTACGTATTTCTCGGAGTTAGCAATACGGCTGGTATGCGGTTTTATGATGGACACATTCGTATAATAATAACACAATAGATACAAGATATCCACGGTCGGTTTATGAAACACGTCAAATATTTTCAGAATAAATGTCCCACCTTGTTTCTGCATAACGAGTGCGTAAAATACCTCGCATAGAATAAGTTGTGTCGCCATATTTTCTTGATTATTGAAATCAACCGAAAAGTCAAATCCACCGTCAGCTGTTATGATGTCCATTTTATTCCGGTATTTCGCCGCACAATGCTGAAAGTTTTCTAATGATATCAGATTGCCGGTTTTATCGGCACCTGTCTCAATGATGACATTTGGGTGATTTTCAAGGAATGCCTTGGTTTTCTTCCATCCAGGGCATATCGGGTCATCGTTTACAAGGGTCATTCCATAATACCTGTCATTTCCATATGTCGCTGTCGCTGTCTCCGTAGTTGCCGATGCCGCGTGTCCGTGTTTCTGGTTTTCAAAGATACGCCGCGATAATTTTAGATGTTCTAGTTCTTTCATATATTCGTCGTGAAGTTCGGTGTGTCGTTTGAGAATCTGGACTGTTCCAGCCCCATTTGTATTATTCACGGCCAATGCCGATGCCACCGATGCCACCGATGCCACCGATGCGGCGGACGTGTCATAGACTTCGCGCTGGTATTTTAATCCACGCAAATACGAAATGGCCTCAATAAACCCACCCGGACCTTCCGCCAGATGAAATGTGTTGATTCCCATTTTATATTCCGGCCGGGTCACTATCGTATTATTGTATTGTGATAGAATGTTATTATTTTTGATGATTTCAATCATTTTATAAAATGACCGTGATAATGGGCGCAATTTGCTTATGTTTGTTTTATTTCCAGAAACATTGGTATGGATATATTCATACGGGTTTGTGAACTTCTTTATATTGTCCCACGTATCTTGATATTTCTCAATTTGTTCTTTGATATCACACAAATGTGAAAATATGGAGGATGAGATATATACATCGCAATCATATGATTCAGGTGCTAGCGTTAATTTCAGTTCGTGGGGTATATATTCACCGTCTCCTCCGTGTAATAAATCCACCTGGGGTAATAAAAAGTGGTTAAAATAAGAAAGTATCGGTCCTCCATTGCCAGACTTGTTGTGTGTATTATCGTCGGGAGTAGTAGTAGTTCCAGACACTGCCGTGGACGACGATGCCGACGACGACGACGTCGTTTGTAATACAGGTTTAAAACAATTCTTGGTCGTTTTTTTAAACATGTAATCAGGTATATGTATTATATAAATGTTTATAAGTCAGTTTTCTTCTTTGTTTGACGTTTGGGTTTGGCAGCCGCGCCCTCGCCCGCCGCGCCTGCGCCTTCATTTTCTTCCGCCGCTTTCGCCTTCTTGGTTCTTTTTTGTATCTTTTTCTCTATCTGCTCAATGGGTGCCGCCGCAGATTCTTGGTCGGCGGCTTTTACAGTCGTCGTAGCCGCATTCTTTGCCTTTGGCTTTGGTTTAATTTTCAGTGTGGTTTTTGCGGCGGCGGCGGGTTGCGACGACGACGAAGACGAAGTCAATGCCTCCATCTGTTTTTCCGCCTCTCTTTCCGCAAGAATATGTGCGGCAATTGCGGGTTTTGTTGCGACATCAATCGGACGCGACGCCTTTGCTATCTTTTCAAGCGCGATACTTCCTTCTCCTTCATCCGCCCCCGCAAAAGCACGGTCCTGCTCTTCCTGTAGTCCCGCATAACTCAAGAAACTACTCTTCAGTTGCTTGGCGTTGATATTTCGGTTCTTGCGGAATATGAAATACCGGTTATAGAACGAGATTTGTTTTTCTTCCGGTGTCATATATAGTGCGGACCCGTATTCTTGCTGGCACCGGCGGCTCCAGCCCCCCGCGTCATCTCCATCGCCGCGCTTATTCTTACATTCCAATTCCATCTGATGAAACATCCCATCAAATGTCGCAGTTCCATCCGGCATCGGAAACATAAGAGTGGTCGCTGCTTCATCGGGGGATACTAGGTCAAATCCGTAATTTTCTAGTAGTTGTGTCAAGTAGTCAAAGTTAACAAGGTATTCGCGCGTGGCCTTATTGATGGAATCCTGATACACTTCTATTTCATATCCAATACTACTGCTATCTGGTTCAAATTCTGTCTGGTGATACTTCTTGCGAACCGACCACATTTTCTGTGGGTCGCTGCCGCTGCCGCTGCCGCCGCCTCCGCTTAAAACGCTCAGCTCGTCCCCGGTTTCTAGCCGCGCCAATGTCTGGAATATCCGCGCACCATCAAAGCACGTCCCGATGAAATAACCGCCTAGTTTCGTACACTCGGAAACATTTTGAAGAAATGTATGAAGCTTCATATTATTTTCAAAGAAATAGTGGATTGCGAATTGGACCGAGCAGATATCAAATCCATCGGCGCCACGGCCATATTGCTGATAAACCCCGCGACCCAATAAACTCGCATCCTTCGCACCTTCACCGAATATCGCGCGTGTTATCAATCGGTATCTCTCGGTGATGGCGGCCTGGCCCGTTCGGATTTCCTTACTGCTGTCTCCGTGAATAAAGATGGCTTCGGGAATATTGCGCTTGGAACGCTTGATATCAAGATAACGCGCACAAACACCGTCAAATTTATGTTCCAGGTTATCCTTGGAGTAGTCAATCCCGAATACAAACCCCAGTTTCGCCGCAATCCATTTCGGTAAATCGCCGCCCTTTCCCACCGCGAGGTCTATAAGCGTATTACCCGGGCGTGCCACACTCATTATCAGCTTGCGTTTCACATATAAATTGTGGAAATCGCGCATTCCTTTTGTGAGTGTGCGAACTTTCGTTCCACGACCCATATCTATTCCACTCCCGCCGCCACCGCCCGACTCGGCATTATTGTAATAGACGTCATCACACACGAGTTCATCCGGAATGTCGCCCCCCGTCGTCAACATTTCGGGGGTTATCGCATTATGGATGGAATGCCAGTTATTATTCGCGACGTGATATGCGTTGCCGTAGTTTTTGCCGCCGGAGCGATATTCCGCGGTTTTATCGTGGCGAACACGTAGTGGCGACCATCGCCAATTAACGGGCTGGGATGCGTCATAACTGAATTCAACGATTGTTTCATCCTGGATGATATCATTTTCGGTTGTCATCATTTGACTAACCCCCGCTTCATCCGGTCGCAACATAATATGGCAAATATGCGCGTCATTGTCATAGGGATATGTTGGATAAAATGGCGCAGGTTTATACGTATCCGCAGGGCCACTGCTGCTGCCGCTGCTGCTGCCACCGTCGGTTCCTTCAATGACGGACACACACGGATTCAAATGCCCGTGCTTTCGCTCGTCATATCCGACACGCAGCGTAAGTGTCTTATATTGTTGAATTTGGATACAGCGGGACATATCCACGCCAGATTTAAAGATATTACTTACAAGGTCTTCGTTGTCTTCGCTTTTTTTGGTGGTAACAAGGAAGTCAATCGTATTCATATGCGCCGGCTTCCATTTAAATGAATAATCCCACGTAGTTTTATATAGTGGGCCCGCAACCGTATTGTCGTTTCGCGCGGTGCTACCCACCCCGAAATCCAGAGGTGTAAATATAAGGCCATCTGTGTGATATTCAAACTGGTGTTCGGCACAGCAGCGCAAAACAGCCGCACAGCAATCAAAGATTGATTTATCCGGCGATGCGATTTCAAATTTCTTGGTTTCAATCCGAATCGGCGGCAATGAATCTGCGCCGCCAGATACGCACTTGAGTTGTAAGTTCTTGACAAGACTTTCCATTAACGGAAGTCGGAAATTCGTGAGGACTTCGTCTTCGTTCACCGTCGCGGGAAAGAACATACGCGACCGGACATCCGCCTTATGGACGAAATATACATCAAACGCCAAGAATGCGTTGATGAACTTGCCGCTTTTATTATGAATAACGTGTTCTCCATCCAATAGTGTATTGTATAGTTTTGTATTCAAAGAGACTGCGCCCGTAAATTGGAACTTCATATTTGTGTCAATAAGATATATTTTCCCGGTTTTAGGGGCGACGAAGAGGAGTTTTCTGGCGCCGTCGGCCTTTTCAGTAACAGAATAATTAATACGAATATTGGGGACCTTGGAGTCAGAGTCAAAGGGGCGAATATTATGCATTTGGAGAGTATAAGAATTGGGACCGATGAAATGTTTAGAACGCAAGTCTACGGGTCGCGCAGTTACGCGTTCTGGTTCTGGTTCTGGTTCGTGTTGTTCGCGTTCACTGTCGCTGTCGCTTTCACGACCCTGCCGCTGCTGTTTCTCATCCGGATATAATAATTCGTAATACTGACGCTGGGCCACGCGTATTTCTGAACCCGAAACCGGGTAATTAGTTCCCTGCATTCCAGACATAATAATCTTAATCATTTTACGCAGATTATCCATCAGGTGCTTGGGGTGGTTAAATGAGGTCCCGGGGCCAACAAGGTCATTGATAACTTCTATCTCCATTTCGTATCGTATCGGGCTTTCCAGCACGCGCGCAGCATCAAACGTAGATGCGGAAATATACCCGGTTTGGTCCTTGTGCGACTCCTTGACAACACTCATATCTATTTGAAATGGGAAATCCGGGTGTTTCAATGTAGACCGGTTGATATACCGAAATGTCTTCTTGTTGTCGTTCCAGGATTTCAAAATGGAGCGTGCGAGGGTGGACGTATTTGCGATATGCTTTTCGCGTTGATAACTCACCTTGAAATTGAAATCGTCAAAGATAACGGGGTGGATTGTCTCGCCTCCGCTGCCGCCGCCGCCGATGCCGCCACCGCCACCGCCTCCGCCGCCGGCCTTCGCATACATTTTTTGTGTAAAGAGCACGTATTTCTCATCCGGCGTATTTGTCTTACAATAATTCTGGATATCGTTGATGCCGTGGATTTCCGCGCGAATAAGCGACAACTTGGTTTGCCCGGTTTTTTGGTCGATGAACTCGTTCTGTATTTTCAGTGAATACCCGTTTTTTTTGACAAACGCAAACCCCGATGACAACAATTTTTGAATAACTCCGTCAAATTGTTCTCTCGTTGTAGGTCCATTCCCGCGGGTTCCAAATCGTATTTCCAGTTCAGGATTGCCGTCTGTTTTGTCAATGATGCCCTCTAAATAATGGGATGCTATCTTTGCGAATTCTGATTGCTTCGCGGAAGCGGACGACGCCACCGCCAATGACGACGAAGCACCGCGATGATTTCTTCGCATTGTATATGTATATATATGATATTATTTATACTATAAATTATATTATATACTTCAATTTTATGTCTACACGCATTTACAAATAGCCTCGTATAACTCGGCTTTCGTCTTTCGTTTTTCAGTCCCCATAGACCCAAACTTTCCCGGAATAATATTCGCGACTGGCAGGTTCAGTTTGGAACAAATGACGACGAGGTCTTGTAATTTGTAGGCGGATATTGGGCGAATCGGAGCGGATATACTCTCCATCAACCAGTAATTCTCGCGAATATATTTCAAATATCCCGCCCTTATTCTATCAGGGCACGCATACAATGCGTATTTTCCTTTGATTTTCTCAAGAATGAATTCCTTGCCGCCGCCGCCGCCACCGCCGCCACCGCTAGCGGTTTCGTAATATTTCCGGTCCTGGACGATACACACCGAGAGATTGTTACACACGGCAATGGCGTGGAGTGTATCTAATCCAATAAACGGCTTATGGACGAGACTTTCTTCCAATGCGTTGATTTTGATTTTGTTTGCCTTTAATATCGGCTTGTGTTTTCGCATAATCTCAACCAGGTCAAACTTAAACGTATTGGATTCTGTATAATAATTTTCTATTGTTTCATATTTTTCAATACCATATATCATAATATACGCGGACCACAAAAGCGAGTCTTTCGCGGACTCATTTAATGAGATTATGTGTGAACTCATAACATCAGGATTGAATGCGGTCGTGGTCTCGGTGGGTTCGTAATCTGTCGTCTCGGTGTCGGTGGCGGTCGTGGCGGTGTCGTCATCGGTTTCGGATTCGGTTTCGGATGATGAGACCTGGACCGGGACCTGAACTGGGACCTGGACTGGGACCTGAACCGGGACTGGGACCTGAACTGGGACCTGAACCGGGACCTGGACTGGGTATGGCACTTTAACCGACAATATATCATAGACAACTACATTATCACGTATATTTTCTGATGTAAATGAAAAAGAATTATATAGACAAGGAATGACGAGCGAAGATGACGCCATTGTATTATATATCATACACTAAATATCTTTATGCGTCTTATTCTCAAAGAATTCCTTTGTTAAATTTTGCTTCTGTTCTTCTATTTCATTCAAATGTTTCTCCTGTTTTATGACATATTTCATATACTCTTCTAATTCGCGCAATGTGTTGTCATTTATTTTGGAAATGTTGATAAAAACGCCATTTTTATTTTCATTGATTTGCGTATGTTTTGTATGTAAAATTCGCAACACTTCAATTTGATGAATGACCGGAATGTTTTCAATTCCATCCTTAAGCGCCATTAAGTAGTTTGTTTTCACTTCAATTTGTTGCGCCAGTGTCTGTAGTTCATTCATTGTCGTAAGACTCGCAATCGCGGTGGTAGACGTCGTCATTTTATAAAATATCCGTGATGAAACTTTATACCCTTTCAGTGCGACGGCGATTCCGCGTCCAATAACATCGCAATGATGGTCACGTGAGTATCGTGTAATACAAACCGGCGTCCAATGATTTCCACGGTCAATATGTCATTTTCTTCAATCCGAGTGAATAGGTCGTTATTTTTCATATTCATATCGCGTGAAAGAAACACCTCAATCGGTGATATACGCCCTGGCGACAATTGGGTAGCACCTGCGCGGATACCCGCCTGTGTTATCGTTTTCGCAACGCATTTTATTACGGTATGCTCGTCCGGAAAACAAATGAGGCAATCAGCTACGATATCAAATACAATATTAGCAGCAGCTAATGTTCCACACGAGTGTGAATGAATAGTAACTGAATACGGGCATATATATCCTTCAATTGAACAATGACCTTCCAATTGGTTCGCCAATTCTTTCGCTAATAATTGCTTGACATCCACGCCTCGCGTTATCTTATAAAATGGAATCGTGAGTTTACGTTTGATTTGTTGTTGGGCAAAGAGTGCGGGGTCGCAGTAGTGCGTAGTCTCCGCGGGCGCGGGCTCTGGCGCGGGCTCTGGCGTCGGTCTTGGTTCTGGTTCTGGTTCTGGTTCTGGTTCTGGTTCTTTTATTTTCTTTTTAGGTCGGATAATGGTGGTTCGTTTCGCAGATGACACAGACAAGACGACAGCAGATGCCATTACGTTGAACGATAGCTATATCAATTATAGCTTTATGTTTATATCTTTATCAATTTTATTGAATGAGATGACAATATTATATATACTTGCAAATGACGATATCATACGTAGTCGGCGTCTCTGCGCCCCGCGCGACAATTTGAAGTGGCCCCGCGCATCCATAGATGGACCCCGCGCGAACTAATGCGTCGCATTCTTCTTTTGTTGCGTGAGGGGGGATGGGCTGAAGATTGTGTTTGTATACACCGTGTCGTAAAATACAGCAATTGAAATCCTTATGAGAAACGACAAATGGTTCGTGGCAATGAAGGCACGTGAATACGTGGTCCATTACAATGATTACAATGATTACAATGATTACAATGAATACTATACATTGTAATTACAGCCGAATATATTTATACGAGTTCACCAATGACCGAAATAGCTTCATCGCCGATTTCAAACCGCTGGCCGATAACGCGCACGCGTATTTCTTCCTCTTCTTGAAGTCGCGTAAAATCGGCGCGGTCATAGTGATGGTCTCGCGCAATAAAAACGACCACCGGCGATTTTGGCTCATTTAGAGTTGCGCGAATACCAGCGAGACTGATATTTTTGATGACACACGTAAATACGACACCTTCAACAAGCGAACAAGCCTGACATTCATATACACAGTCAAATATCGCATTCTTTCCATATAAATATCCATTGGAATATGTGAGGATTTTCACACTTCCGGGGCGGATGAACCCTTCCGCCATACACTTTCCTTCCACGATTTTTGAGAGAATGTGCTCTAGTGTGTCCTTTACATTGCGCCCAATGATGCGAAAGGGGATTTCTAATTTGCGCGTGAGTAAAATAGTGGTATAAATCCCGTATCGCGCTTTGGACTGGACTACGCCGCCAGAAACTGCTGACCTTGAAATGGAAGCGGACGCGGACCCGGACGCGGACCCGGACGCGGACCCGGACGCGCGTTGTGGGAGTGGTGGTGGAATACGAGGTTGTGGGGGCGGTATAGATGTCATTGTGATACGATTACTATATTACAATACTTTATTTATACGATATTTATTATACGCTATAACCGTTCAATATTACATAATAATGCTTCTCCTGGCCCGAAGAACCACTTGCGCCCATTTACACGGTTCGCATTGAATGCGCGTAATAAAAACTCCTGAAACACACACAATTCTTTTTGGGTTCGCTGTTTTGTGTTTTCAATTGTCAGTTTATAGTTGTCGCCTTGTGTCTCTGGATTCATCGTTAGAATCGTATTGATAATGGTTATGGTTTCTGTTTTACCCGATTGGTCACATCGGGCGCCTTTATCGCGTTTCTTTGACATATTTTTAACCTTGAATATCAGATATTCCTTCTTGAAAAATGAAACGAACCCGACAATCATATTCATATTCTTGATATGTTGCGTCTGAAGACTTCCTAAAAGAAGTTCGTAATCACGCTCATCTTCTGGTTCAGCGACGACCCATTCTCTCGTTTCATATCGCAACACAACCAAAGCATATTGTTCTTCTTTCTTTTCGTGAAATAAGAGTAGTCCTTGGTCTTGGGGGGTTCGTCGCGCTCCTTCGGCGGCGGCGGCGGCGGCGGCGCGTCGTCCAACCAGTGGACGAACGATAATATGTTGTTCATAATAATTCAAGAGCATTCTCTCAAATGGCGACAATGGATTCACCACGCCAGCTCCGGTCGTTGTCGTCGCAGTATCGTAATTATTCTTTTGATACAAATAATTCACGAGTTTAAGACTATCTTCAAAAAACAAGTGTTCTAAAAGATTAGAAATAACAAGTGTGTAGAGTTGCTCTCTCGTTGTATGAAACTCCTCCGTTTGAGAGATTTGGTCTATAACTTTTCCGCAATAATAATACCATTCGTCCTGTTCCTTCGTGGGTTTTTCATAAATGGTTTTACACATTTCAAATGTATCTGAAAGTGTAACAATAAAATCATATATTTCATTGCCTGGGGGTTCCTCGGCCTCGGGCTCTGCCTCGGGCTCTGCCTCGGGCGCAGCGACAGCGGTAGCAGCCGCGGCAGGGACAGCGGCAGGCATTGTTTGCCCCTTCTTCAATTTATCAACTATTTTCTGATTTGGAACAACTGGCTCTACCGCCACCGCCACCGCCCCCAGCGGCCTAATATTCAAGTAGTCCTCCGTTATATTACCTGGAAGAGGATATTCTATTGAGCTATGTTTAAACGGAACCGGTGTGCTTCGTTCGTGAATACTGATACGTTTATCGGTTATTTCAATGGGCTGGAATAAGTAATAATCGCCGACATTGATGATACGTCCGAGGCGCCCATACTTATCATTGACATATTCATTCGGTTCTGTTACCATTTGTGTGAGTGCGAGATTTATTTGCGCGACGGGGTATTGGCGGATGGCATTTACGTGCGCGATAATTCCGTTGGGGCCGGTTTTCTTATAAAAGAAACCATCTCTGTATAATTCGCGGATTTTGTGGATGATTTTATCCAGGTTCATTGACATAAACTTTTCATTAAATGTATCCAAGCGAACATCGCTTCCTCGGCCTCGGGCGCCGCCGCCGTCGTCGCCGTCACTGTCGCCGTCGTCACTGTCGCTGCCGAGTCCATACAATTCTTCCTGTTCCTGAATCGGCCGTCCATTTGAAAATGTCGGAGTACATGTGTATTCACACCGCGCCATATAATCACACAACGCGGAATAAGGGCGCGCGCCAACCTGATAGTCTATTTGTTTGCGCGACGAGAGATTTTGCCGGACCACTTGGTTTAATTGCGCAGCAGTTTGCGTATTGTGCTGAATATTCAGAAGGCAATCTACTGCGGATGTGCGGAGCACGCGAGATACTGCGCCGATTTTCACGGATTTAAACTCGGATAAACGATACAAATACAGGTCAATCGCCTCTATTTCGTGGTTCGTCAGCTGTGTCCCGTATAAATACAGTTCCACATTTCGTTGCGAAAATGGAAGGCGTTTGTGGCTACAATTCCGGATAGCGCGTCCAATGATTTGCTCCAGGAGGTTCATATTATACCACGGTTCCAGGATATGGACCTGCCGAATATTCTTGAAATCTAGACCTTCACTGCCCGCGACGGAAATAATGACAACCTTTACATTTTCACCGTGTGTGTTATTCTCGCTGGTGAGTGCCTTCAATTCAAAGAGGTTATCGGGGGAAATAGTGGGGTCGCCGGTAATCACGGAATATCGCGCAGGACGGAAGGGCTGATTCGGAAATTGCGCCTGGTGCTGGCGCTGGGGGAGCATCGTAATCGCGTCAATGCTCGCGACTGGTTTAGTGCGGAAAAGGGACGAATTCCCGCCAGCAGCACTATACCGCGTAAAACCAATCTCTTCTAATGCGAGTGCGATGGGGACGACCCCGCCATCAATATATTGACTGTATGCGAGTATAATACCTTCACTCGTAAGCACCGTGTCGCAAATATTCTTTATTTTCGCTGAGTATCGCCCAATATTGTCGGGGGCGAATATGCGCGCGGATGCCTTTGTGGTTGTTTCACCTTTTGGCAACTTAAAGGCGCGCGTGAATTCGGGGCGGTATTCAAAATTCAGGCGCATCGGAGGATTACCGGTTTCTTCATACGACATAATATGGCGCAAACCTTCCTTGCCGATACACGCCGCAATATCAAACTCGTCATTGGGATTGTTGATATACTCAATGAGAGATGGGTGCGGATATACCATATTCAACGACTCTAGTGGTCGCTGGACGGCTGCGTATCCTATCGTATCCATATTCTCAAAAGAGGGGAAGTCTACTGATTCAACGAGGGTGGATTCGTTAATGTCTGCTGCGGGGGGCGCAGAAGCCGCAGAGGCCGCAGAAGCCTTTTTACCTTTGCCGGTCGCCGCCACTGCCACCGCTGCGGCCTTCTTTCGGCGCACCATCGCGCTCTTCTTATAAATATACATTGCCTTCATATCATTAATAATAAACCGATAGGCCGCTTCTTGGATATCGCCTGCTTGAATCATATATACATCAATATGCTCTATGGGTTGGTCAATATGGCGACCGTTTAATTGTGTTCGTGGGTATCCCGCGGCTCCCGCTGCTCCCGCTGACGCTCCCGCGGCTCGCGCCAGAAGCGAATGCTCCGGCGAATGTTCTCTCGGAAATATCCGATAAGGAAATGTATACGGGTTCTCACCGCGCACAAATGAAACATACCCCGTCGCCTTCCGAACAAGTAAATCCTTGCCAATCTCTCGGCCCTCTGCGTCAACACGAAAATTCCCCCGGTCATCAAACACATCCGCGATGTCAATGGTGGCACGGCGGTCATTTAGGTTCATCAGGTTTATCAGCCACACGATTTCCTTATAACTGTTATACATTGGTGTTCCAGAGAGAAGAAGCAGGCGCACATTCGCGACCTTCTGGACGATTTGGAAGAGAATCTTCGCCACGCGTTTATCGCGGTTATCATCGGTGATACGAATATTATGAACCTCGTCAATAATAATCAGTGTGTTTGCGAATAATTTACGCAACTTCGCGACGGACAGCGTTTCAATCGCGAGAGTCTCCATTTCGGCTACTTTGGCAATTTCCGCGGCCGATTTACGGCCTTTTTTCGCGACCGACGCCGCACCCGACGCCGCACCCGACGCCGCCCCTTTGCGCCTCACTTCTTGTATAACCGCTTCATCCTGTGAAATTCCGACACTTGATGCGTGCGTCCGCGCATAATTCGCGAATTCATTATACCCGAAAAACGAATAATGCGACGAAATCAGGCGCCTGATTTGTTTAATGATATTGTCACGCGTAAGCCCCTTCATATTCATCGGATTTATTTCCTTGATGAATTTATTCCCCGTACACGCGCGAATATTCCACACTCCAGGCTCAATCTCTCGGAGTTCGCGTTCATCAAAGAGCTGTAGCCGGAAATTCTCCTGGACGTTCGGCGACGCAATCACGATGATTTGCTGGGTAATCCCCATTTGTTTCATATAATCACGCATCTCCTCCGCCACGCTAATGGCCGAGCATGTCTTCCCCGTTCCGAGTCCGTGGTATAACAACAAACTATTATACGGGGTCTCTACCGAGAGAAAATTCCGGACGAATTGCTGGTTAGGCGCGAGTTCTATCTGCGCGTTACAGAGAATCTCTGCCTCCTCTTCCACGCTTTTTGTATTGTCCACGTCCATCTTGGTGTCAAAGAACTCTTTCCGAAGGGCGATTTTGGTATTAAAATTGGGGTCGTTTAGGGTGGGGTAAAGACCTCCGATGTCGTCGGGTAATACTCCGATGTCGTGATGACCTCCCTCGGCACGCTCGTCCGGTAATACTCCGATGTCGTGTATCGTCATCTCTCGTTCCAGCAGTTCTTTTTTTAAAAGAAGCTTATTGAACTCCTTACTAAATGGATTGTTGATTTCTTCGGGCGACAGGCGTCTGCGACCTTCATCTATGTCGCGTTTCATTTTTGCGATAGTATCTCTGGGGGGGGTCGCAACAACGGCGACAGCCTCAGAACCCGCTTTCGCTTTCGCATTCGCCTTCGCCTTCGATTTCGGTTTAATACTTCGGCGTGCTGCTGGCTCCGCTGGCCCTGGCACCACCGGGAGTGCGGCTGTAGCGACCGACGCCACCGACAATTCCATCGGTATATTTTCTTGTTCTTGTTCTTCGGACATTTTCTACTTCTTTAGGTATGTATTATAATACCCCCGTGTTCCTTTATATATCTACCGGAAATAAAAGGGAACGATATCAAAATATTCTATAGCGGGACAATATGTTATTGATTTTACGAACAATCCCGACCTTTTCTAAATTGTAAGGTCGGATTGCCTTGATACACTCGTCAAACGGCATCCATTTCATAAGGCCTACCTCCATAATATCGTGCGCCTTTTTCGGCTTCTTATCTAAATCCACCATCGCGAGGAAATACTTCTGTTTATAGCATTTCATATCCGACCCCATAAATATCTCTTCAAAAGGCGCGATATTCTGTATAACGTTATCCGCGGTTATGTCGTATCCCGTCTCTTCTAGGCATTCTCTCAGAGCACACGGCAAGTCCTTCTCATTGTAGTTCCGGCGGCCTTTCGGAAACCCCCACTCTGTTTCAGTCCATCGCTTCGTAGATTCGTCTATGAACTGCTGGAGGTTTTTCACGCGACCATCCTTCGTGCGTATCCCCCCAAGCACTTGCCGATACTTCTCATATGACACCTGCTCTTCGTTTTTATACTGGCTCCCGCGCGTATACTCGCCCCATAACAGACGCCACAACTGTTCAAATGTAAGACGCATCAAGTTCGCCTTCTCGGCCATCGTCATTTCATCAATGATGCGCTGGATATACGCTTCATCGTTGAGCGAATATTTGCCGCGAATGAAATCCACGAACCCAAATGAGTCACGGCGGCGTATCATAAGGAACTCGGGTCCAGTATGGCCGCATCGGAATGCGATGACCCCGATACTTGTTATGGGCGCGCGACAATTATTATACACGTGATTGGTCCGATTACAGTTATTACAGAAATATTTGTCCGCTGACACTGCCGCGGACGCAGGTGATGCTTCTGATGCGGCCGACGCGTATTTATGATTTCGTAATTGACTTATTTCCAAATACGATAATGCGGATTTAGGATTATTTAGTTTTACAATGGATTCGGCCTCTTGTTCCATTACAAATACGCTTATCGTAATTACGCTTATCGTAATTATGTTATTGTTTTTATGTCATTTCATTGTAGGCACACACACACACACGCAGTAATGCTAAAACTAGACGCGAAGATATGGGGACCACATTATTGGTTCGTATTGATGACCACCGCCGTGAATTATCCTGACCACGTGAACGATGTCACGCGTAAAAAATACTACGACTTTATCCAGAACTTTCCGATGCTGATTCCGGACCCCGAAATGTCGTCGGAGTTTGCGCGGATGTTGGATAAATACCCGGTGACGCCTTATTTAGATAGCCGCGATTCGTTTATTAAGTGGGTCCATTTCATCCATAATCGGTATAATGTGCTCCTGATGAAGGACGAGATGTCGCTACACGAGGCGCTTGAGAGATACTACTTACACTATCGTCCGAAACCCATACAAATCTTGGAGGAGCTGAAATACCGCGAGAAACTCGTGTATTTATTGGTGGTGGCGGGGTTGGGATATGCGGCGTATTATTACCATAATCGGTGACGGTGAAACCGAATATGCCGTTGTCGGGCGCAAGCGGACCATAATCGGTGAAACCGAAGACGAATATGCCGATGATATTATTCGCTGCTATATATAACCGCACATACACATACAATGGTAAAAGCCGAGTATATCGTATTTCTTGTCGCAGCAGTCCTTATTGTAAACACATACTATGATGGACGCCTAATGAAAATGTTTCAGAGCAATCAAAAGTGGATGAAGATGGCAATGTTTGCGTTCGCGGGTCTCTCGCTCTTCTTGTTTTTGCGCCGTAATCCGGAAAACTCTAGGCAGTTGATGTATCACGCCAATGATATCATTAAGTATATGCCGATAAGCAAGGGGACCGCGGATATGATAACACCGTTTTTTGATATGACCGGGGGTCCGTCCCCGAACGACGGCGGTGCGAGTGGCGGTCAAACGAGCGGAGCGAGTGGCAGTGCGAGTGGCAGTGCGATTGGCCGCGCGATGAGTAGCGCGATGGGGGCGCCGTCGTCGCATGGGGGTGGCGGTGGTGGTGGCAGCCCCGCTGAACGCCGCATATTGAACTCCGGCAAGAATTCTAGCAAGCGCAGTGTCAGCGAAACCAAGAAGAAGTATGTCGCAGCACAGCAGGGTTGGAAATGCGGTGACTGTCAGCGTCAATTGCCCGCGTGGTTTGAAGTAGACCATGTCATTGCTTTAGAACACGGCGGGTCTAACCACGTGGATAATTTAGTCGCTTTGTGTCGGGATTGCCACGGAAAAAAGACGGCGATGTCGTTCTTGTAGAAACGCGATGCGAAGGCCGCATTAATATATCTTATAATTATAACTGGGTGTCGTTATAATTATAATATTACAAAAGATATGAATCCGGCGTCACCGGCACCGCCGACAGCGCCGTTAGAAGAATCATTACACATAAAAACACTATTAAACTATCTTCCTGTTATTGTATTGTCGGTTATTTTGCTAATCGGTTTTGTTTCGTGGGATGTTATGGCAAATAATTGGGCGGTATTTACGACACTACTCATCGTATGTTTATTTGCCGGGTTTGTCAATTTTTTGAATCCGTATCGGTTTCTTACCGCGAAAAACGCGTTATTGTTTCCGCCATCTCCAGCAGGAGCACCCGCAATGAGCTTTTTCGGTATATTTTTTACGATATTCGCAATACTAGTTGGTGTTGGTATCGGGTTCGGTAGTTTGGGTGTTTCACAAACAGCGTCATCCTATGACCCATCACAGGCGTTAATGGGGATTGGCGGCACACTCCTTGTTATCACGTTTGTTCTTTTCATTGGGGGGCTTGTAAAACAATTTGGCAGTCCTGGTGGAGTAGTATATGATTTCATTAACGACAAATTATCAACCAACGGTATCATCGGCGGAATCATTGCCTGTATTGTAGTGGGTATTCCGTTGGTGGTTCGCGGTAAAGAAATCGCAGACAAAACAGCCAATCCGGACATCGGGGATAACGACAAGAATAAAATCAGACAAGACCTTGCGACCAGTGGCGCAAATACAATGTTAAGTGTAGGTGTCATTTTACAAATCATCGGTTTGGCGATGAGTGGGTATTTCATATGGCAATATAATACGAATGGCAATACGTCAAAAATAGCGGCGGGCATTATAATGGCAGCATTACTGGTAATGGGTCCTATCTTTGTTTCCAAAAGCCAGAGAGGCCCTGGGTTTGGTTCCGACAATACTGCGGAAATAGGTTCATTTGAAAACAAACCATTCCTCGTCCACGGAATTGTCTACATCATTCTCGGGTTTGCATTTTTACTCTTATTATTGGGGTTGTTTTCTGTTGCCACAACTAGCATTTATAAAGGCGCATTCGGGCTATTGCTAGCAGCATTTCTGGTATTCATAAGCGTATCTCTTTGGTATGTTATTAATGAAACAAAGACGCCACCTAAGGCTAATTTAAAGGATCCGGACGACCCTTATTATCAACAATTAAAGGCGGAAGTCACCAAAGACTTACAGAAAAAGGCACCGGCAGGTGCGGCGCCGGTTGGCGACGATGATGTGACAGCGGAAATGGAAAGACGACTCAATGAAAAAATCCAGACACCGAATCAAGCCGTAATGGGTGTATTTTACGCACTGTCAATCATTATCACGGTTATGATACTAATGTTCTATAATGTTCGGTTGAAAATGTCAGAGTGTGGATATATACCGCACGCGTTCGGTTGGGGGGATGCGTTTAAATATGTGTTTGCGGGGGATTGCGACCAACCGGTTGGTTCTGTCACAACCGAATTGAAAGGCCTGGATGACGCATACCCAAACAAGGTGAAAGAAGACAAAATGTTGTCAAGTGACTGGGATACAATCTTATCCAAGAAAAACACGCCCGCCGGCACTAACGATTTCAACGAAATGTTTGTCCGTTTCTCCAAATGGTTCTCACTCATCCCCTTCTTATCCATTATCTTGATTGTGATGTGGGTCTCTATTCTTTTTACGAATATTACATCAGATCGAAGGACAAGTGCGTGGATTGCGGGCGCCTTTACCGGCGATATGTTCCCTCGCGTGAAAGAGTTATTGGACACCTTTTTCATTGTTTTGATTGTCGGTCTCTTGTTATGCGGAATCCTATTACTTCCATTTGTGAAAGAGCTCAATGTTGGCGGGCTTGATTCCATCTTAAAGTTTGCCGAGTCTATTCAGGTGTGGCAGTATCAGGCGCAGCCGAATGATGCCAGTGTATGGAAAAAAGTTCTAGCGGCGGTTGTTGGATTCTGTGCGATATTCTTTATCGTATTATCCCCGTGGTGGAAATATTTGACGCAAGACCGTAAGAGTGACCAACCAATTGTTCCCGAGAATTGGGGGTGGTTTATTGGGTTTGTCGTTCTTTGGGCGACTGCTTCTCTTCCTGCGTGGTTTCATAGTCTACCCAAAGTAGGGTCACCCACCGATCCGGATTTTGCGAAAGAGGGGGTGCTGACACGCATTATTCGTCTCTTTTTTACTACAATCTATTTGGTTCCGTGGTTGATTGTAACATTATTCAAGGCGGTTCTTTATGGAATCGGTTCTTTGTCGGGTGTAGACTCCATCAAACAAAAATTCAGCGAGGAACTTGAGAAACTTAATTTTGCGAACTGGAGTTCAACGACCACCGATTTTCGTATGTTTCCATTGGATGACACACTGATAACGCCGGCGAGCGTAACATCGGTAAAATCGGCTGAATCGGCAGCGGTGGCCGCGGCATCGGCATCATCGGCAGCAGCAGCACCCGTCGGCATAGACGAAACAAAAGTGAGCGCCATCGGTAAACTCATCAAAGTCATCCTACTCACGATTTCGTTCGTTATTTTGATTCTCGCAGTTATTTACTATGTATACAAGATTGACGCGACCAATCGCCTGGGGGGCGCAGAGCAGGATGTCGCCTCGGGCGGGTTCGTCGCACAAATGAACTCTCCCACCGCGCACACCATTTACGTTATTATGGCCATCGTCGCCATCGCCGGGTTTGTCGCGCATCTCCGAGAGAAATTCAAGAGCGCAAATGCGGAGAAGTCGCCCGAAGACTACCTTTTCAATGATATTAAGCCGGAAGACACCAATAGCCCGATGCGCCAGCTCACATTCGGAATGACGCACATTATTTACATTGTATTGATGATAATTGTGTGGGTGTATGACCGCGATTTAGACGAAAAGAACCGGATGTCGGTAACGGGAATGACCGTATTGGGTATCGCCATTCTCTTCTTTCATTATGGATTAGAATTCATTGATAATCGCCTGCCGAAGGCACCGGGCGCAGCCGCTGACGCACCACCGAAAATGGCGCCATTGACAACCCTCCTTACAAATATTCGGTTTATCGCGAATACGGTATTCTTCATCGTGTTGTGCGCGCTCGCGTATTACAAACAGCACGGTGTTATGGTCGCACTCATCGTGTTTATGTTCCTCTTCCATCTCACGAAATCCATCCTCGGCTTGAAACTGCTGAAGTTGCTGTGGGCGTGTATTATTTACATCCCGTGTCTCTTCCTGGACTTACTCCAGGGTTCGCAAAGTGCGGTGGGAGATACGACGCGCCCCATCTGGATTATCGTCGCGATTGAACTCCTGCTTATCGCCATTTTATACGGCGGGCCTTATTTGATTAACTACATTGGCGCATCCGCCTCACCCATCGTCGCCGCGCCGGTATCCCTGAAGGAGCTATACGACACGAATTTGACGACGCAAAGCAAGGAAATCTTCATTTATCATAATACGGGGTCGGACCGTTCGCCTGAAGATAAGGCGGCGAATTGCCCCGCAGAAGAGAAAATGCGTTATGAATATTCCATTTCCGGGTGGTTCATTTTAAATAATAATGTCACCGCGAAGAACACGGATTTGGAGATATTCAATTTCGGAAATGTTCCGCGATTAACGTATAACCCCTCCAAAAATGAGTTGAGAATATTGTGTAATACTGTTGGCATAGATGGAGGCCAACCCAAACCATCTTACGAGGTATACAATTCCCGGAAAAACTATAAGGCGTTTATTGGGGGTGGAGATGACACCGAAGATACGAAGACCAAACTCAAGACGTTAATTGATGACGAAGAACTTGACACAGATATTCCACTTCAACGATGGAACTACTTTGTTATTAATTATAACGGGAAAACGATGGACTTCTTTTTGAATAACAAGCTCGTGAATAGGAGCGACTTCATTATGCCGGATATTCAATTGGCACCGATTACGGTCGGCACCAAGATGGGTCTCAACGGTAGTATCTGTAATTTCGCATTTCACAAATATCCACTCACGAAGGAACAGATACGCTGGACGTATAATATGTTGAAATCGCAAAATCCGCCGATGATTGGAATGCCGACAATTAAGGAAGAGGTGAAGGTGGCGGGGTCGACTGATATATATTCGCGATAATGGAATGGAATGGAATGGAATGGAATATGGAATGGAATGGAATGGAATGGAATATGGAATCTGGAATGAATGTATTATTATATAATATATAATTATACAGACCTAACATTCAATATGAATTCAAAGCTGGTTCTCGCAGTTATCGTAATTCTTCTCCTATTGTATGTCATTTTCAAAGCACTTACCACGAATTATACTACTTTAGGAACCATGCAGAAATGGTCAACATCAACCATATTACAAGGAAGCAATTTACCGAATAGTTTCAAGGCGAATAGTGCGATTTCTATCTGGTTTTACATTAAAACATGGACTTCAGGAACCAAGGTAATTGAATTCAAAAATGGGGGAAACCAATCCATTTTTCAGGTTCAATTTAAAGCAAATACCAACACTATCCAGATTTTCCCCAGGTCTGGCGCGTCAGTATCCGGCGAGGACTGTGATATTGCGGAGTTCCCTCTTCAAAAATGGGTGAACCTCATCATCAGCTTCAACGGTTCAGCGATGGATGTCTATGTCGACGGTAAATTAGTGAAATCATGCGTTGTAAATAATGGTTCAAAACTAAATGAAACACAACAAATTATTTTAGGCGATGCCAGCAAAAAAGAAGACATCGGATTTATCACCAATGTCAAACTGAAAGCTTCGCCAATCGCACCCCAAGAGGCGTGGGATATTTACTCGCAAGGGTTCGGCGGCAGCCCTTGGAGCGATCTCCTCAACAAATATAAGGTGAAATTGAGCTTCATCGTGGATAATCAGGAACAGACAAGTATAAGCACATAGGCGGAGCGAAGCGGAGCCGAGCGCGCGATGAAACAATCCATTTAACGGTTATTGTAAATGGATTGTTTTTTTATTTGATATATATAGTAATACGACACAATATTATAAACATTAGAACTGTTATGAGCGAAAGTAGTGGCGACGGCGGCGGTGGCGGTGGTGGCGGCGGGTTTTTAAGCGGAATCTCATCCAGTTTCTCAAAACCAGGTGATGCCGGTCTGTCTGGGTCCGGCAGTGGGAACGGCGGATTCGGTCTGCGAGAATTTATGGAGTCCAATAGTCTTGTCGCAAAATTCGCATTTATTTTGATGGTGTTTATCGTGTTTTCGGTCGCAGTCAAGCTATCCATCATCGCATTGTCGTATTTGTTGCTACCAACGATGTCGCCTTACGTCTTGGATGGAACCGCGAATACCGAGGACCTCGCAATAAATGTTTCACAAGACCCGGCGCAAAAGGATTCCGTGTTTATCGCACGGTCTATGAATGAAGACGGTGGTTTAGAATATACGTGGTCGGCGTGGTTTTTGGTTAAACAAGTCCCACTTGAAAAAGGGAAATATTCCAGAATCTTTAGCAAAGGCGGCGAGGGGACCAAGTCGTCGGCCAATGGTATCTATTATCCGAATAACGCTCCCGGAATGTATATCCGATTTTCCGATGACATAACGACCACGAATCCTGATAGGACGGACGCGGGCACCAATGTGTCTTTGATGGTCGTCGTGGATGTCGGTGGAAAGCTGGATTCTTCCGACAAAAAAGAAAATCTACACGAAAAACTCATCGCAACAGATATACCAATGAAAAACTGGGTAAATGCCGTGGTCCGTGTCACCAATAATGTTATTGATTTGTATATCAATGGACGCTTGGCACAGCGTCGCAAAACAGCCGGCATCCCTCTTCAAAATTATGGAAAGGTTAATATTGGTGAGGATAAAGCCAAGGACCGGTTTAGTGGGTATATTTCCACCATCCAGTATTTCAATTACTCTATTGGTGCGAATAAAATCAAGAGCATCGTGGATGAAGGACCTAAATTGAAGATGATAACCAGTGCGGGCGGAGATACAAGCGCGACGAAGAATGTCGGGTCATACCTCTCAAATCATTGGTATATGCGGTAATATTTTTTTACATTTACATATCAGCAATACAATACAATACGATAAGATACGATACGATACGATACGATTACGTGTAAAAAAATATAATGTCTGGTACAACACCTACCTGGACCCCACCATTACAACAGACGATAGAAACCGGAGGCGACGGACAACCTATATACGGCGATGTTTATTTTAATATAGCGAACGAAAGCCCCGAAACAACCCGATTTAATGTATATTCATTAAATTATTCTACTACATTTACGCTTATATCAGGGACATTTACGATACCCGGTGTTCCAGCAGGTGTTGGGCCTAGAAATACAGATGTTCCTGCGGAATTAATAAATCGGCGGGGGACGCTTATCGGAGTTATTCCATTGATAAACCTATCTTCAAATAACCGACTGACGCCAATCACATTCGCATTTCCAACGAATTCCTACTCTATTTCGGTGGTTTCTTTTTCCACCGATTATTATGTGATTCCACAGCCGTCGGGTGATCCGGGTAATCAGGTCGGAATATACAAAACTCCTGGCGCGTTAGATGTGCGCCTTCCTTACCGAAACGCGCTTGTCATCAACGGCATCTATGATGTTTCGGGCGGATTCATGTACGGCCAAGATAGCTTGACATTACGGATGGAAATCAAACAATCCCGGTATGAGGCGTCTGGGATTGATGATGATACGGTGACATACGCCGAAAAAAAGATTGTAGTTCCGCTTACATTAACAAAGACGTTGACGAATATCGGGATTAAACCGTTCTCGGGACTCGGCGATATTAATACAATACCCGGTTCTGATGCGAACGGGATTATCACGCGCGAATACCTGGACGGGTTTATTGATTTGAATTTTTCGCAATTTGCGACGACGGATAGGATAAAACTCGTGGATGGAACGCCCGACTACGGAGACGTCATTTATTATTTGGGGGTGACATTGCCGCGCACATTTACATTTGAAAATGATACTGTCGTCATAAACAACAATAGAATCGCATTTAAAAAAGTGACGATTTTGCCGGATGGAACTCATAGTTATATACGCATCAATTTTCTTCAGGAAGAGACACCGGTATATAAGAGATCGGCGCAGAGAATAGGCGAAACCACCGCGCCCATTCGTCTCCAAATCAATAAATCTACGCCTACATTTGTCGGCCAAATTCCGGCGGCGAATACCGCTGACTCCCGCCAAGTGTATCGCTTGTCCGACTTGAATAAAATGACATCCGATGTGTCGTTCGTGCTTACCCCGCCTCTTTCCAATAATACCGACTCGTCTGCGAACTTTCTATTCTCGTCCAGCAACGAAAGTTTACTGAATATACGGACATCCGGTGGGACCGTAGGGAGCGTTGTGTATACCGCATATATATACGGTTCAGGAACAGCGACAATCACGGTAACTCAACCCGCAACAACGAATTTCAACCAAAAGGTCGCAATATTTGACGTCAATATATTTGAAATAACACCCGCGATTATTAATTGTAATACTAATTTATTCTATACCAATCCATACAATCGCCAATTTTGGACGCGTTTCAAACCCGAATGCCGTTCTTCCGATTTGGTAGACAGTGTAACAGGTGCCAAACTCACCGCGCCCCAAGTAGACGAAGTGTATGATATGCGGCGCAAGGCCGAAATCCTGAAATACAACAAAAATGTCGGCGGGTTGACGAAGAGTCAAAAATATGCGAAGGCGTCGCGCGGCGAATTAATGCGGAAAATCGGCAATGAATCCAACTATTTAAGTGGAGTCGGAGGGAGCGCATTTACATTGACGTGTCCGACGACGCCGGCGAATCGTCCGGTGCTTTGCGGCCTTACAACGGCGTGCGGCGTTCCCGGAAAAGAGCGGTTGTTGTGTTACGACCCGTCCGTGAATCTCTATAATTATAAGCGAACATATGAATATAAAGCCGGTCTTCAAGTCACTCTGAATATACCGACGACGATACTAACCGAGCCAACGAATTTACAGATAAAAGAATATGATAATATCAATAATCGGATTACATTGGGATGGGACGCGCCGGAATCCAATGGCGGTTTTCCCATCACAGGTTATGTTATAACATATTCGGTGGATAATAAGACATGGGCGCCGTATAAAAGTGTATTTCCATATAATCCAGCTACGGCAGGTGCGGGTGCTCCGGCCGCGACATATAATCGTGTTTCTGGCGAAATCAACGGAAATTCGGTTATCTTTGAACGCATCGCAGGGTCTGTTAAAATCCGCGCGAATACGATTTACTATATTTCGGTATTTTCGGGAAATGTGCGCGGTTTATCCAGTGTTCCTGCGACAATAACGGTTAAGACTTCATCAGTTCCATCTATTATAACAGGATTTGGATTTACGACGGTGGATGAACGACAAAATCTGATGGTACATTTGAAATGGACCGACCCGGTGAATACGGGGACGGTGGCTGGGTCGTATAATGGACCTGCGATTCGTCAATATAATTTATACTATCGCAAAGTTCCAGACACGACATGGACGAAACAAACGCTAGATATTAGTAATATTATTACATCTGCGAATAATGGGCGAAACTATATTTTGCGTAACATCATAAACGACAACAAATATGAACTTAAAATAGAACCCATCAATTCGGTGGGTATTGGCCCAGAATCGGTCATTATCACTGCGAGGACATTGATGAAACCGGCTGCTCCCACCGGTATTTTGATAACTGCGAAATACGGTCTTTTGCCTCCACTTATAGCAGACACGTCAAATAATTATATCAATATCATCTGGAGTAAGCCGGACACAGGCGGTAAACCTATTAAACTATATAATATAACAATCACGCCACCCCCTTCGGGTTCGCCTCCAGTATCCACGTTGGTTACCATTCCGTATAATGTTTCAGCCACAGATACGCGAACAACGTATACTACAGACATCGGGCGAATTGGCACAACGATTGGTGTGCCTAACGGTATATATTCGGTAACGATATCCGCATTTAATGGATACCTATACAGTGTTGAAAGCAGTCCTTCGGTTGTAACCGTGCTACCTAGATCCGCAAAACCAACCATATTCGCGATTGACGGAACTTATACGTCGGCCGGTTTGGTATATGCGGAAATGATATTTAATATAGAATCCGCCATTGTAGGAAACATATCTGTAGTCAAGGTAAATGGATTAAATTCTGAATATTCTACCGAGATTAATACAACGAATCAGCTGTTTTCGGGTCTACTCGGCGGGATAACAGGCGAGCATAAAATACGAATTCCCGCGACATCTGGTGGAAGAGAGATTATTGTTGTTGGGACGACATATTCGGTAAGTGTAACGCTCGTATTTACTACCCCTGGTCAGTCCCAAACAAGTGAGTTGTTCTCATATACTCCTGAAATTAAGTATTTGACAACATGAGCGAACGAGCGAACGAACGAACGAGCGAACGAACGAGCGAACGAACGAGCTCGCGAAGTTATTCTCTCAGCGTAGGGTCTACGCAAATATCCTGGCGTGAAAATGTCTGTCCCGACATACACTTGTCGCCTGCTTCTACTTTTACACAGCTTCGGAATCCACGGTCTTCGCCAATATAACAATATCCAGCTTTACCTGCCTGGTGCTTTTGGGTTACACTTGTGCTATCATCTGCGCGCGGAGACGGTCCTGTATAACTACGATTGGCTTTATCTAAAAATGTGTATTTGGAATCGTCGTTAACGAAGCCCGGTTTCTTATCAGAACTGTTTGACATTCCGGGAGGGACAGGTGGGTGATGGGGGACTGGTGCCTTCGGTGCCTTCGGTGCCTTCGGTGCGTCGTCGTCGCTGTCGCTGTCGCTGTCGCTGTCGCTGTCACTGGCATCACCTGCGGCGGCCGACGATGGCGGTGCGACCGGCTGATTTGTCATACGAGCGATGATTTCGCGCCCTTTTTCCTCCAATGACTTGAAAAATGATTTTACCTTATCGCCAACATCGCCCATTCCTAAATGAAAATCGCTGTTATCCGATAAACTCCCCCACATAAACCACGCAATCACGACAATAAGTATGAATTTAATAAGGGTTGCGAACGAGAAGAAACTACCGCCGTCGTCACTGTCGCCGCCGTCGCTGCCGTCGCTGCTGGTGTCGAGAGAAATATCCGGCATTTTCACATCTTTGAATGTATCTTGTGCTTTTTCTTTAATACTGGATAATATGCCTGTTTTCTCCATCTTGGAACCCGATGATAATCCGCTATTTACACGTTCATTATTGGTGGGGGCGCCGAAGTTCGTGAATTTGAAAGTTGGAAGCGACATTATATATAATGGCAGACATTATTCGCTTCGCTTCGCTTATTTCATTCCATTTCATTCGGTTCCATTCCATTCGCTTCGCTCATTTCATTCGGTTCCATTCCATTCGCTTCGCTCATTTCATTCGGTTCCATTCGCTTCGCTTATTTCATTCATACGGGCTATATTTCCGCGGCGGTGCTTGCGGCATTCCTTCGGCGCCACCGCCACCGCCACCGCCACCGCCACTACCGCTGTCGTCATCCGTCTTCCTCACAATCGTATTCATCGCATTCAGCGCCTCCAGACGCTTAATCGTGCGTTCTAGGTCGCCATTCTTGTCACCCTTATATCCCGACGACGAAAACAGATAATCCGTATCAGGGCTAATCTCGTGTTGTTTTATTTGCTTATAAATCGCATTAATGTTCTCTATCGCAGTTTCAATAACGAGGCGGTCATTTATCATTTCTATCCGGCTATCGTATTCGGTCGTAAGTAGCGAAATAGCAAAATAGATGAGATACCGGCGTTTCTTGCGGACCCCCGTCGTAAACCGAATACAATAAATACGCAAAAGGCTATTCACGATTTTCTGGGTAAGAGGCGAATATTCGTCGGCTTGGTTGCTTCGCGCAATAATCATATCCCATATCATCCAAATGGGGTCAAATTGAAGTTTATCGTCTACAGGAATATGCGCCCGGCGTTCGCATCGGCACGTCTCCTTCTTCGCCTTACAAATCGTCTCAAATTCAACGACCCATTCCACCCAGTAGCACGCCAAGAGTGTATTTTTGGAATCCCGAGAGATGTGATACGCGAATTCATTCATCGCAATGAAAATCTCCTTAGGGTCTCTCTCTCGGAAAAACTCCTGCGCATAATCCACCCGCGGGGCTTTCAGGCGCTGTGACATCGTCGCAATATCATATTCCTCCTTCTTCTTGATTTTCACGCTCTCGTATTTATGTTGGCGCTTGGAATTACAAAGAACGCAAACGATTTCCGCGAACAGCGACCGCATCTTTGCGTGGTTTCGCAGGCGGAGTTCATTCCCCACGTATCCATTAGAAATGATGGATTTAAAACTCTCGTACCGCATCTCAATATAAAGCGGTAGTTTAGGATTGGCTAAATGAATATACTTGCTCGCAAATGTGATAATGATATCCCATAGTTCTATATAATGTCCGGAGCACACAAGTTCAGCACTCCAATAACACGCGGGTTCTATTTTAGAACTGGATAGACTATTGAGGAGCTCTTTCCTCACATCGGTCTTTTTATAGGACGAAAATGTTATTCCGCGGAAATCGCTCTCGCTGCGGATATCGTTTATTTCGTTGGGGTCGGACATCGGGCGACGGACTAGCGGACGGGCAGTATTACAATGTCTGCGGTTTTTTTTCGCGCGAGAATAACGATAAGAATATTTTATAACGAAATACTAGTAGGAATACATACATACATACATACATACATACATACATACATACATACATACAATACAATGGCATCATTTTACAAATCATTTTCGTCTTATATCCAATCTATAACGCGATGGGAAATTCTGACCTTTATGTTAATTCTATTAATGATTGTCTGTTTTATTAAGCGGGACTTGGATGTCCATGTGGAAGGGTTCGCCCAGAAAGATAAATACAAGGTCTATGAAAATGACGCCATCTTTGACAATTTTTATGCGGACATCTACGACGAACTCTTTATTCAGCCGAATAAAATAGAGGCAGAGGTGGATGAAATCATCCATATAACCGGCGCGCTTAATGGCAATGATACTGAAAAGAAGAATTTCAAAGTTTGTGACCTTGGATGCGGGCGAGGACACCACGTAGACCAGTTAAAGCATAAAGGTGTAGCCAACATCATTGGGTGCGATAAATCGGCGGCGATGCTCCAGAATGCGAGAGATTCGTATCCGAAGTGTAAATTCATTCAGGGGGATTTTATGAAACCAATGCTATTTAGTGAAGAAGAATTCAATGTGCTTACATGTTTCTATTTCACGGTGTATTATGTAAAAGATAAACGCGCATTCTTCAAGAATTGTTACCAGTGGTTGAAGCCGGAGGGGTATCTCATCATCCATTTAGTAGACCGGAACCATTTTGACCCAGTTGTTCCCGGTGGAAAACCGTTATTTATCGTATCTCCGCAGAAATATGCGAAGGACCGTATAACGAATTCTCTCGTCAAGTTCCGTAGCTTTCAATATAAATCGGATTTTACGGTTCCGCCGCCGACGAAGGGCGCGAAGGGTAGCCAGCTGAAACATACTGGAGAGAAGAATATCGGGAAATTCATTGAAAAAATAACGGATGATACAACTGGAAAGGTGCGAGAGAACATTCATACGTATTATATGCCGACAAACCGAGAGATGCTGGAAATAGCGAAGGAGGTAGGGTTTACGGTGACGGGACAGGTGGATTTGGTGCATGTTCTTAACGAATTTCAGTATTTGTATATACTTAAGAAAGCGGCGTAATGCCGCGTAATGCCAATGGAGTCGCGGGACCAGCGGGAGCGCCGCGGAGCCGCGCCATATGCTTTTTATGATTATAATATAATGAATAATGGAACACTAAATGAAACGTCTACACTCCTATTGAGCCCGTTTCTTTTTCATTATATTATCGTGTTTGTGTGCGCAGCGTTCATTGTGTGTGGTTGTATACTAAAATTCAAATACTTATATTGGTATAGTCAGCCAATAACATTTGGCTTTACGATAAGGCGGTGGTTTCGCGGGGGCGGTGGCGGCGCGGCCGGTCGTTATAATACAAGTGTTATGAATCCGCTATCTCTCGCACAGCGCTGTAATAACGCAATCGTGTATCCATTTTTACATCACGTTCGCCACGATATCGTGCGTGTCTACAGCGGCGGTGCCGCGACCTACCCGATATCAGATGCTCCTTACGAGAGAATTGCGGAGTTTTTATCACGGCGCGGGAAGGAGATTGTTACACCATCCGTCAGTGACACCATATGTATCCCCAGTGACACCATATGTATCCCCAGTGACACCATATGTATCCCCAGTATCCCCAGTGACACATTAGAGTTCATTCTCTCACAGGAGACACACGGTCTCTCGGTGTTTATAGGTATTCTTACTGAACCGGGCGACAATACGCCCATTAAGATTAAGGGCGACAATACACCCATTAAGGGCGTATGTATTCTTACACCCAGAATTATGCTCTCCTTCTCGTCGTCGTCATCGGGCGCGTCATCTGTTTCCATCTACGTGTGCGACCATCTCGCCTGGGCAAAGTATATAACACCCGAGTATGAATCTCTCGCGCTTCTTGAAACAACCGAATATATTCAGAAATCCCGAGAGATTGCGGGCGAACAAACATTATATAGATACAGCGAAATCCCGTGGTTTGTTATTCCATTTACAACAGTTTATAATTATACATTCGCGGCACGCGCCGCCTCCGCCGCCACCGCGGGTCTCGGCGTGGGTGTTTCCGTAATTCCGGCACGCGCCGCCTCCGCCACTGCGGGTCTCGGCGTGGGTGTTTCCGTAATTCCGGTATCCACCACCAACTTCGCCATCTTTTACGCCTTTGTAAATGAATGTGCGAGAGATTTCCGGTGCTGTATATTCAATGAACTTACACAATTACAATCTCTCATTCAAGGCGGTATATATCACATCTATATGCTTGTGCTAAATGGCGTGCGCGTAATGGCGGTCTATATATTCGCGCCTTCGTGGATGAAGGTTCGCGAAGGCGCCGCGGTTGCGGGCCATACCCGACATAAAACAAAACCGAAAAAGACTATTGGAAATAGGATAACCGCACTTCACGAACGGATATCTCAAACATCCACGGCGGTTGTTAAATATCTACCGCCGGTGGTCGCGCCGAAATATGATGCGTTTGGGAAACGGGTAAAACGGGCGGCGGGGTCGGCGGGCTCGGATGCGCGCAACAACAATGGCAATGGGGGCGACGATATTCTGCGTCTAATATCATCCATCCAACATAAATTACTGTGCGACCGAGAGGCATTTGTCAGAGGATTTTATGCGGCAGTGGCATTCCACGCCAATACTACTGTTGTTTCTATAGACACCCTCGCACACAACTACCGGATAATTGACGCCATTGTTGCGGCGACTGGGACGGCGCGTTGGAATTTATTATCACGTGATAAATGGTATTACATACTATATAATGCCATTATACACCAAGAAATTCAGTGTAAAGATATATTGATTATCTAGTGGATAATCTAGTGGATGAATTAGCTGGATTATCTAGTGGATGAATTAGCTGGATTATCTAGTGGATAATCTCTCTAGCGATGATACATTGATGTTGCTGTATAAGAACGACGTCCACCAAACATTCCAAAACTGCTTCGTGCGCCGCCGCCTCCCACTGCGACATGCGTAAATGTATCTACGATGAAGATAATGAATACGCCTAAAAAGCAATACAATACGAGTTCTTCAATGACGTGTCCGGTTTTCTCGTCCTTCTTATCCTCCAACATATGAATGATGTAGTTGAGTTTTTCAATCAGGGCCACATTGGTCCCACTCTTGCTGCCACCCTCAGTCGCTGATAATTGGCCGGCGAGAGATTCCGCATAAGGAACAAACTGTTCGTAATACTGCGATGCGTAGGTATTTGTGCTAAATGGCGCGGTCTTCGTCCCTGCGTTCGCCTGCGCTTGCGGGTCTTTCTTCGGCGCACCTGCGACAGTTCCCATTAAATTATCAAAATAGGGCGATGATGGGGGTGGCATTGCGGACTCCATTCCTTCTAATAATGTGGATGAATACGATGAATTCGGGTTTAGGGAATTCATTTGGACCGTCTTGTGAACCACCGGGTGTGTAGATGTATTGCTAGATAATGTATCAGCACTCCGAATAATTCCAGAATGCGAGACATTTGATGAATAAACACCCATTCCTTGCGCCGGATATGATGGTAGAACGGAAGAGGGTTCGCCGTCTTCGCCGTCTTCTTCGCTATCCTCGCCCCCCTTACGATGAATACTTTCAATATAATCTTTGATTTGCTTGATTTTCTTCCCGGCTTGCTGGACGACACCATCGTTGGTTCCATTCGTGGGTGGTGGCGGTGATTGTAATATACCTCGTTCGGCGTCATTATTGCGCGGTATCTTTAGGGTTCGGTTGCCGCCATTTCGGCGATTGTATATTTTTCCGTTTCCGGGTCTTGAATTGTCATTATTACTAGTTTCGGCGTATTCCGAAAAACCTAAAGATGTCATCTTCTCCTATAAAAAAATGAGATATTAATTCGGGGAGATTGAACTGGTTGTATATGAAAAATATATTTGTTATGTATATAAGACGAAAATGGTGAAATTAAGCAAAGAACTCACTTTAGGTGTTTTACTAGTGGTTATTGTTATTATGGTTCTTAAGCCCAACCTTCTCGGGTTTTTGTATAATAACATTTTAGGCAAAATTATCTTTGTCGCTGCCGTCGTGTTTCTCTCGTTGAAGCATACGGCTGCGGGTTTGTTGGCCGTTGTGTTCGTTGCGATTGTCGCGTCGATGAGCGGCTATCACGGGTTTGAGGGGATGGCTCTTCCGGAAGACAATCAAGAAGGAGAAGAAAATATGAAGAAGGAGAAGTGCGAGGGTGAAGACTGTGATGCCGAGACGAAGGAAGGTGCTGAAACTCAGAAGAAGCCTGATGCTGTCAAGGACATTGAAGAACTCTTGAAGACGAAGTGAAGCGAAGTGAAGCGAGCGCACGAGAAGAAGCGAGCGCACGAGAAGAAGCGAGAGGAAGCGAGCGCACGAGAAGTGAGTAATAAGCACCCGAATAGTAAGGCAAATGTTCGCATTATAGAACAAGACGTGAGTATGCGGCAAAGGATTACGAACAATACATATACACACACACAATGTCGTCTATATGTATTGAATTATATCTATTATTATACTAGTAGTAAACGCGAAATGGAACTCCAATATTATATTCAGTATATTCTCTCGTGGGTGGTTCATAATGTGCTATATACAGACGCGACATTTGCGATTGTGCGTATATTGATAATCATCGGGTTGGTATCCTTATTGGTATACCGTCAATATGTTTTGTTTGTATTACTGTGTATTGTTGTAATATCTGCGGAGTATCTCGCGGACGCGGACGCTGACGCGGACGAACACGACAACTACATCGCACAATTCGCCGCGAAGGTGATGGCTGCGACGACGATGACGGTGCCTGCGACGGGTCGCATCGTGGATAAAGACGAACTCACTACGGGTATTTCAATCAATGACGGACGCGAGGGGTTTTCCATCGGAATGCCGAAAATCATTTCAGGAGACGCTACCGGCCAAGATCATCGGAGGTTGAATAAATTTGTTGAAGAAGATAGTCGCGACTTCACCGAGAAAGAATTCAGAAGCAAACAATGCTCTATCGGAAGTGGGATTGGTGGGATAACAATGTTCGGCAGTAATGAACTCATTGGAGAGTCGCGCACGGCAACCCTACGCGGGATTTACGATTTCGCGGGGAATGTGACTGCAAATGATTCTAACGGCGATACGACAAAACGCGCGAAATATTTCAAGGAGTGTGTATTTGACCCAGTCAAACGAAACGATTTCCGCGCCTTTAAAAAAAAGATATATACCGACATAACCGGTAAAATTATAAACATTGAGAATTGCTTGAAACGATTCAATACCGCGATTTTATTTAGTACTTCATCCGATGTAAACGCGGGTTATAGCCAGCGGTTGACGACATTGACGGATGGCGTGGTTAGTGGGAAAAATGCCGACGGCACGGCTGCGTCATTTACATACGTCTCGTTGATTGCGGGAGGTTCGGATAACACGGCGAAACTGGCCAATATTCAGGCATTGAATAGAGGAAATAACGCAGTAGATAACTTCAGCAAACAAACCTATAGCGACTTACTCAAAGCGACGAATGAGAGCGCCGACGAGATATATACAACGAATCGCGCACGTAAGCAGCAAGCGATGGATATCTTCGGGAAAGTATACGGATACCGCACACGAATAGACGAGATTCTGGCGATGATGCGCGAACAAACGACAAATGACATTGCGTCCATAAATACCGTGCGTATCAGCGAATCCGTCGTCCAAGAATTGCGCACGATGCTATCGTATTTGAAGATTATTCAACAAACCAACGCAATTATTAATTTTGATATCAGTAACGGGATTTATGATAAGTTGAATACGACACCACCACCGACTACGCTTGATGCGTTACCCAAAGCTGGCATAGACCCAATCACCATCGCCAACAACATTTTCAAAATCCCGCTTGACGATGACACCTATAACACCAACGATGAAAAGCGGTATTTATACGGCATAACGTATTATTTTGACAAGATGGAGTAGTCGGAATATTATTATACAATTCTTATATAGGAATTCTTTTATAGGAATTATAGTATAAGAATTATATAAGAATACCAATATCGGGTTATCCAATGAAACTACGAACAGTTGCTATTTTAATATTGATGGCGTGTGTCGTCGTCGCAACCTCCGCATTTGGCGCGTATCAAGACAGTATCGGAAATGATGACGCAGCCGCCGTGACGAAGAAGGCCGCCGCGAAGAAGGCTGCGGCCGCAGCGCCGACGAAGGACGTTGTAGGCGCATCAGGAGCAGGAACCTCCTACAAACAAAGCAACGCTCATCTGGACATTTCCGAAAAGACAGACGGGCCTTATGTAAAAGACGGCACAAATACATATCGCGGAAAAGCGGGTGGATATGACCTGCGCGATACATACGACAGTGACGACGAGCGGGCCGACGGCGGTGGCGACAGTGACAGCGACGATGACGACGGTGAACCTAAGTCCGAATTCCAGCGAAAACTGAAGTATATCACCAAGATGTTTAAAGAGATATTTAGTAAATGGAAGTCGCAGGAGACGATTATGGCGCCGACCAGTATAGAAGAAGACCCAGACAACCCGCTGGGCCCGGAAGGGTTCAAAATACGCGAGAAGTTCAAGAAGGGCGCGCGTCAGGGAATGCGTAAACTGAAAAACGCGTTTCGGGGGCGATTCAGTTCGTAGCCTAGCGTAGCGTAGCGCGCGATAAATAATCTATCGTAATATTAGTATTCGTATTATTCGCGTATTATTCGTATTTATTACGATAAATGTCAAAGAAAAATCGTAGTAGTCTACGCCGTAGGGGGTCGTCGGCAGCGGCGCCAAAAATGCCAGTGGCCGCCACCGCCGCCGCCCCGAAACAAATCGGTGGCGCACCCGCCCCCCCAGGGTCCGGCCCGGGTTCCATCGCGTCATCCTCTATAAACCTGAAAACATTTACGGATTTATTTTCCGGTAAAACGAACTTTTTCACACTTCAATCTCCCGCAACCAATATTATGAACTCGCGGGTTCTCACGACGATGCATAACTTCTTTCATAACCTGAATACAAGCACATTTTTCGCCGGGTTTGTTATGCTTGTTCTGAATATCGGCGCGCGATATATCAATCTAGACCTGAATTCATCCACCGAATCCTGGATTAAATACTTGATGAGTAAAGAGGTCCTCGTGTTCGCGGTGAGTTGGATGGGAACACGCAGTATTTACTATGCGCTCGTTATTACCGCGTGCTTTACCATCGTCGTAGATCATTTTATGAACGTAGATAGCAAATATTGCGTGGTTCCTTCCAAGTTTAGAGACTTACACACGATGACGGAAGAGAAACACGGACCCGAGAAGACGGTGACCGATTTAGAAATCAGCAATGCGCTTCATACACTGGAGAAGGCGAAGAAAGAGAAGGAGGAGACTGACCATTTAGAACTCGTAAAGTATCACCAGCTATTCAAAGATGATACGTTTGAGCCATCGCAACCCGCGAAGGTGGGCGGGAAGTAACGCAGTGACCGTAGGGCGTAGGGCGTTTGCGTATATCAAACAATTTTATAAATAGTATATAGCTAGGGTTATAATACTATTTATTACATAAAAATACGGTATGGCGAATATAATTCCACCGCCGCTACCACCGCCACCCCCACGGCTTCTACCACCGCTTATTCAACCATTAATTCAACCGCCGAATCCCGTAGTGAATAATGCTGCTGTTGTGGCGGCGGCGGCGGCGAGGCCAGGGCAAGCACCAGCGCCAAAAAAACCGTATATAACTATAAAAAACCTGACTACCGCGGTCGACGCAAGTATTGGCCGGCACGTAGATGATTTGGATGAACGCATCGCCTTAAAAGAACTCCCGGTGATAGGACCCTCCGGAACGAGCAAATCAACCGCAGCGCCGAAATTTGAGCGAACCCAGGGGGATTTCCCAGACTTAAAAGTGGATATATACGAACAAATGGTCTATCATCGCGCGAAATCAACAAATAAAAACCTACTTGAAATATTTGTTCCTACGCGATATAAAATCAACTACGACAAAATAAAACAATATTTCGCCACAAAAGGCACGGATAAAGATGTCGACGACCTTAAAAAAACGGTGATAAGCGCATATGGCAATAACTACAATAGTTTATTTTATAAACATACCATTGCGGGGAAGACCGCGCCCGCTGCCGCCGCCGCCGCCTCCGCCGCCGCCAGAACTGGGTCATCGGGTGGTGACCTGGATAAACTCGCAATGGAAAGTATCCAAAATAAAATAGATAGATGGCATTTCAATTACTCTGAATGGTCGTTTTATGATAACGCAAGCTCGTTTTTCGTCCAGAAAACGATGTTACCCAAGGACGAATTATTGACATTAAAAATGGATTTTGATGACGTATTCGGAGGCGCGGGCGCGGGCGGATTAATAACCATCGTAGATGAAATCAGCGGGAAATACACCAGTTTAAAGGATAAATATACCGCCAATATTCAGGAACAGGTTATTGTGGCGTCGTCATCTACTCTTGATAATTATAATAATTTCTTTAAAATATTATACGCCGAAATTGATAAACGGAAAACAGATCCGTTGGATTATGTTACAGAACGCCAACGGGATTTTCCGTCGTATACATTTGATGTCAATACGAGGAATTATTTATTACGCGCATTTGAGAGATTACATAATATATCGCAGGAAATGACAACTGTATATAATACGTTTGGGGATACTCCAATCAATTCCAAAATCAAACTGTTAGAAACACTCAACGATGAATATACACAACTCATAAAAGGGATTGAAAGAGATGAGAAATTAAAGACGGCGAACGACATATTTACGAAATATATGCTGGGGCCTGGGAGAAAAGATGTATTCTCAAACTTCATACCTAATTATAAAATAATCCAGTATGTCTTTTGGTTGATTCGCGGGGGGGAACAACGGGCGGCTGGCGGTGATGCGAATTTTGTAAATAACGCATTTGAAGTAGATTACGCGACTGCCGAACCAGAAGCTTTATATGGACTTATTCAAGATTTGGCGGGGGCATTGACGGAGGAAGAAGAGAGGAAAAAGGCGCAGTTTATGAAGGATGATGCGGTAATAAAGCAGCTTGAAGATATTAATGAACTTATAGCGTATCGGAATACGAATACGACGACCGTCGTCAAGCCGACTATCTACAACACTTTAAATAAATATACTATAGCGTGGCCGGGCGCCGGTCAACAACTAGGATATATAACTAAAGCAATCAATAATGATATATTGACACTACCAGCTGATTTAAAAATTAAAAATGATGTTAGTGCGGCAAACCTTGATTCAAAATCCGCAGAAATCAACGCAAAAATCCGCGAATTAAAGGGCAAACATTTCGCATCAATGCTGATTTTTTATAATTACCTAGAAGCGAAAAAAGACGCGGATATGGCGAAGATTGCGGAGTTTTTTAACACATTTTATGAAGAGTCCAAATTGATGAACCCAGAGTTAGACCCGCATTCAAGTATAGTCGGTGATAACCCGAAAACGGTGCCAACATTTTCATTTGGAATTGACATTCTTTTCTGGACCCTGCTTCGTATTACGAAATATTATTCGGGCAAGCATATCAACTTCATAAAAACAATGAAGGAAAAAATCGGCCCCGAAAATCCCGACCTACGCAATCTGCGTCTTGAAATCGGCGTCAAAGAGAGCAAACTGAAGCACATATGCGAACTCATAGCGAATACCGGTAATATATCGATAGACGCGATTATACCCGACCGCGCGGGGTATTATATAAAGCCCGGCGCCACCGGGGGGGATCTTTATGCCGGCTTCGTCGCCCCTGACAAATACCGCGATGAATGGCGTAAGAAAATAGACCCGACCGGGGGGGGTGGCGAAACCGCAAATAACATCATAAAAACCACGACTGAAATGAAGAAGAAGTTAGACAAATCTCTCGGGACGACGCAAGGAGACCTCTCCGAAATGCTTTCCACATTAATAGAATTGAATACCATCCAAGTTGTAAATATGCTCTTTGCGAAACCGCGTAATATATGGTATTCGCCCGATTTACGAATTAAACCTAACCCGGATGAATCATCCAAATGGATATTATTTCGGTTGGATAAAACTAAAATTATTTCTGGTCGCGCATTTTCAAAATTCCAAAAAGAGTTGAGGGCGCCTGTGGATGACGCAGGGGCGGTGGTCGCGGTGGGCGGTAGTGTCGGTGTGAGCCGCTTACAGCGTATATTGGATAAAAAATATACGAATTCCGTTCCACCGATTGATATACGTGGTCTCGGTGGGGGTGATGTGGCGACGCCGTTTTTGATTTTTATTATTGCGACGCAGCCGTTTCCGCCCCGAATGCTGGATAAAGATAATCTGAAAGACGCGACGGATATAATGTTTGATGACCCGTCATTTGCGCCGGCGGCGGATTCGGGTGCAGCGGCGGGTGCAGCGGCGGATTCGGGTGCGGCGGGCGGCATTATTGAAAATGGGTCTGATATGAAGGGCGCAATGGCAAATACAGTCAACAAAATCAAGGGCAAGATTCTACCCACAAAGGAATCATGTGCGACTGGTAAAGACGCAATTTTAAATGCGGGAAAGGATTTAAATGATTCGTTTAATAAAACGCTTGGGCGTATCGGGGGTGATTTGGCGCAGAAGATTGGCGATTTTCTACAAAAGGCGCCGCCGCCCCCGCCGCCTGCGATGATACCCCCGCCGTTACCGCCTCCGCCACCGTCGGCTGCGGCATTGGCCGCATTGGCGGCGATTATTCCTCCTCCTCCTGCGATTGCTCCTCCTCCTCCTGCGATTATTCCTCCTCCGGCGATTGCTCCTGTTATTGCGATTCCTCCTCCGCTTATCCCGCCTCCTCCGCCTGGTGGTGGTGGCGCAGCGGCAGCGGCAGCGGCAGCGGCAGCGGCGGCAGCGGCGGCGGCAGCAGCGGCGGCAGCACAGCAAGCGGCGGCACAGCAAGCGGCACAGCAAGCGTTAGCGGTGGCACGGCAAGCGGTAGCGGTGGCACAGCAACAGCAACGATTATTGTACCAGATAATTAACCAAGCACAAGCATTACCAGCGCATAATCCAACACAACAACAATTACTTAACATAAGTGGTTTAACCATTCAAGGTGCCATCGATGCTGGAACTCAAATCATTGCCTCGGCGCAAGCCGCCCAAGTCGCCACAGCAGCAGCAGCAGCAGCACAAGCAGGCTGCGCACCTGGCTCTCCAGAACCCCAGCAACTTCAGCAATTAGCGGGTCAGTTACAGTTAGAATCGGTGAATCTAACCCAACAACAATCAGAACTACAATATCAAAATTTTAATTTACAATTCTTAGAATTAACAGCAGACCGTAACCTGCCACAACTAGCACCCACTCCGCAACACTTTCAAAGATTAATTGACAAAGCAACCCAATTACAAGGAAATATACAAGCATATAACGCTGCTGTAGGAGGAGGTGTAATTGACCCACGGATAACAATATTGAACGACGCATTATCACAGATTATACCTGGAATTCAAGCGGATGCGGATGCGGCGGCAGCTTCGGCAGCGGCACAGCAAGCGGCACAGCAAGCGGCAGCGGCAGCAGCGGCAGTGGCAGCGGCATTGGCGGCACAGCAAGCGGCAGCACAGCAAGAGCAAGACCAGATTGGGTTTCTCGGCCAGATTGATCAATGCGTTGACAGAATACGGACTGTGTTACAAATACAGCCGCTGCCACCGGTGCTGGCAGTAACTTCCGTAGATCTCCGAGGAAAAATTATCAATGAATTAAACAATATAGAAAGCGTATTAAATAATACAGCACAAGTTGCTGACAATATATTAACTGTCGCAGGTGTTTCTGACCGTATTGGACGCGCGTCTCAAACTCTTACCGATGCTCTAGCCGAGATAAACCAGGATTTGAGCGGATGCCAAACACAGCAGTTTAATGCCTCAAAAACTGCGTTAATTAACGTTATTCAACAAAGATTAGCTGATTTGGTTGTATTCTCGGGTAATTTACATGATGTGATGAATGATGGTGTATTAGACAATATAAAAGGTGCCATTCCACATATTGTGAATGACATTCCCGCCACACCCACCATTACACAGAATATAGTTGACAATATATGCGAGTATTTAACGGGACGGGCCAACTACATACAACGACAAAATGAGGATGCTATTTCCAACACAATACATAATATAGACGACATTATAACACGCCTAAACGCGTTGAAACAGGAATACGCCCAATGTATTGACGGCCAAACCGCCGCACTTACCGCAGCACTTGCCTATTTACAAGAATTAAATACTACATGCGCCACACTTAAATTACCATCACCGCATCAATCACCGAATCCTCCGGCAACTATAGCTGACGCAAACACGCAAATATCGGAGCGCTTGAATGCGTTAATGGGGTATTTAGACGAAACTACCTTTTTGAACCCGATGGTATCCAACACCCTGACAGATTTACAGAAAGCATTTATTGCGACTGAACTGCGGGGGAAACTAGATGGTCCACTCGCAGATAATGTGGTGGACCAGTGTAATGATACAAACATTACGGATAAGATTAAATCAGATATGGCAACCTTGATAGCGCGGGTAAGTGGCGAAGTACAGAAATTGGCTGCCAGTATATCCGGGGGTAATATTACCGGACCGTTTAAACAACAAATACTAGATGTGCTAACTTCTTTACGCCACGAAGAACAAGCCCTACGGAATATAAACCTTACCACCGACTATACACTTCCGAAACCAAGTTCTGATTTTCTAAAACAAATTGAAGGTATTCGCGCGAATCTGCCACGTGCGTTGGCAGATGATTTTAATCAGAATACCGCACGACTTCGCACCGAAATAGACGCGTTTGTGCTTGATTCATTTACCAAAATTAGTCAGTGTAGGCAAGACGAATCTACGGCTGCGGCAGCAAGGGCCGCGAAGGACGCGCAAGACCGGAAATTGGGCGAATATTTACAGGCATTACAGCAAGTATCATCGGGGATTCTGCCTCCTCCAGCACTCGGTGCGGATGTGGAAGTTAAAATCAACTCTGGGCTTAAATTGTTACTAGGTAAATTGAATACCGACATTAATGAAAAAACCCAACTAGCTAATCAGTCGAAACAAACCATTGATGAGTTAATCGCGTCAATCGGGCCAAAAACAGACGAACTACGCAGATTTATAGATAATCGGTTGGATATATGTAATGACACAGCGATAGTCGCGAAAAATAAACGTAGCCTAGAGGAAATAATAAGTCAACTGAATGCCGAAGGTGTACAATTACGATTGTTATCCCTAGAAATTGCCAGAATATTACCGGAATTGGAAACGAAACGTGCTGCGATTATCGCGAAAATACAGACTGAAATTACAAATTTGAATTCGCCGGCTACTCTGGCGGCATTAGATCCTGCTACAATTACGGCGATCGGCGGAGAGATTGATAGTTTGAAGTCTAGATATGATGAATTAAACAAAAAGAGTGTTGGCAAATTAACCGAGGTGACCACAATGTATACACGTAACGACGCCACCGCGACGACGATGAAACAAGAAATAGAAGAGTGTATTCAAACGCGTAAAACGGTAGCCGCCGCTTGGCGGGATAGAGCAGTTGATTCAATTGCCAAAATGAAGCCAATTGCGAGTGAATGTAAAACGCGTATTGACGCACTATGTCAAATGGCGGATAGTGGTGCGATAAACAAGGTTGATGCTACCAACCCCGCAAGGGGGGGGGTAACTGCGCGGCTTGAGGCTTTAAAACAGTCGTGTTCGGCGTTTAATGTGCGGCTTCGCGAGATTATACCCTCATTATATGATGTCCCTCCAACGGCAAATTCTATTGAAAAAAACCTAGAAGATATATTGGTGTACCAACAGGGTCTCAACAACCCCGCAATCGGGTCGGCGCAACTAAACCAGCAATATAATAAAGCATTGGAATCTGTGAATACATTGACCGTCAATAAAACCGCATTAGAAACTATGGTTGGCGAATTAACGCGTTATGAAGGCGAAATAGACGCTATAAAAACGGATATCGGGGGTGTTATTGCGGCGCAAGAAGAAGCCGCCGCTGCCGCCGCCGCTGCTGCCGCTGACATAAATGTATTTGACGAATTGAAGACGACCGCGTTCTCTGGAGTTTCATTTAACGAACAAACGGGCGATTTAATTCTTTCATTTGGAAATGCGCAACAGCCACTTAATGTATCGGGGAAAGAACTCAGCCGACAACCACCATCATCACCAGGTAAATCTGGCAATGAAGAAGCAGATGAAGAATCCCAGTGGGTATCGGGGGGACCTTCCGGGGTTGGGCGCAGACGGCAGGCAGCCGCGGCACCATACAGCGTTGTTATAACGCCAACATCACAGTTTTACAAGAAACTTGTACTTGGGAAAGTTCCGCAAGATATTTGGCTCCGCGAAATTGAACTCGCCGATTTAAAGGCAGAATTTGGCGGGAAAAAGATAAATCTAATAGAGGGCGCGGAGGCATCCCCTAAAATTGACCCTGCGGATAAATTGGCAATCGCCAAAGCAGCCGCACTGAATCCGGTTGTCGTGAAGTCATTGCTCGCGGGCATCCCGGGTATAGACGGAGAATTTCTTAAAAAATACGATATATTGGTTCGGTTATGTGATAAAGGGTCGGCAGCAGGAGTAATAAATGAATTATTAATCGACAAAAAACAAATCATTCCTACCCCTGCTCCTGGGGCGGCTGGTTTTGGACTTGGACTTGTAATCCGTAAAATGCCCGCGGGGGAAATGAAAATAATTCGTATAAATGGTTCTGGCGGTGCTGCTGCCTCTCGGCAAGTTCGTATTGACGATATTATCCTAGAAGGAGACGATAAAAAATTAACTAATTTATCAGAAGAACAAGTTTCGGTCACACTCGCGGGTCCAGCTGGTTCTGAATGCGTCTTGCGGTTGAAGAGACGCAATAGTGCCGGTGCCGGTCACGAAATAATTACAGTCAAGGTGCGCCGCATTCCACCTTTACCAGAACCACAAAAAAAAGGAGACCCGTCAATCGTAAACAATATACTACAGAAATTGGGATGGAATGGCGGGGAAAATAAGGTGTGGTTTAATTGGGATATGAACACCGAGGGAGGAGGACGCAATTTAATAGGCGGTCTTTTTTCATTATTTAGTTACAACGCGCGGGTAAAATCAGAGTTTTTAAGTAAGAATTGCGCTACGAACTATGTTTGTATGTTGAATTGGATATTTTTAATTGCGTTGCGTTTAACTAATAGCGAACCTAAAATGTATACACCTGTTCATATTCAAGAATTGCTTAACAATATATATGTTAATGTCTACGGGTTTGTTGATTCAGAAGTGTTTTTTCATAAATATTTTATCAGCCCAATACCATCATCAACCCCCGAATATATAATTAGAGTTAACAAAAATTTACCCAAAAACGTATTTGGCGACGCAACATTAGCCACAATTATAAGTAGGATTAAAGGCGAATTACAACGAAGCCTAGACGATTCGAAGTCACTGCCGACATCACAGCAAGTGTCGGCGTCATCGTCGCGGTCGACGTCGCCGTTAGGAAAGCCGAGAACAGGAGCAGGAACTCCGGTATTAATGGGTGGTGGCCATAAAAAGAAAACCCGTAGGATAAATCGTAAGATAGACAGCCATCATACAATTAAAAAGCACAGTAAGCGCGAATCTGAACGCGGTGGAAAAGGGACTCGTCGGCGGCATCATAAACTACACGCTAAAGGGCGTGTATCTCGCATCAAAACAATACGATCAGACCCCGTTTATTTTTCGGTATAACCGACACCACTTTCGTGAAATATTCTTCAATTATCGTCGTCGCATAGTCATCATATAACCGTGATTTCGTGTATGCGTCTGCGTCTGCGTCGCGGTCTGCGTCTGCGTCGCGGTCTGCGTCTGTGTCGCTGTCAAACCCTTCCGTCCCGCTTTCGTGCTCGCTTTCGTGCTCGCCGTATCGCGATTGTTTCACGACATACAGTTTCATTTCTTCGTGGCTATCCCACAAATCAATGACGCACGATACCTCGCGCATTATATCGTATAATGTATCACCCGTGTGTTGCGTGTAATAGCATTCATCCACGCGCGGGAAAAATAGAGGCGCGTTTGGGTTGGCGCGGTGTTTGACAAGGTGGTTCTTGTGTATCGGTTGCGACACACCACATCCGTTCCCGCTACCGGCGGCACGGACAATCTGGATTACGACATTATTCTTCGCGAGGTTGTCGCGGATGATGTCTACCAAATATAACGACGACTCGTCCGAAAACACCACCACGACTTTTGACGCAGGTGTCGGTAGCGGAATCGTGGTGCGCCATACGTCACGAGACCATTCACGTTCCGGCCGGTCAACGGTATCATTCCGCGCGAGGATTGCGGGGTAGATATGCGGTGTGATGCCGTGCGCGTTCATCTGGCAGTATAAACTGTGCGTATCTTTCGGGAAACATGTCCCACCGAACCCGCGCCGACCATCCGCCCCTGGAACCTGGAAATGTGACACCCCCATCCGCGCGTCTCGTTTGGCCAGTGTCGTCACGCGATTATAATCCGTGCCGGTGGCGGCGCAAAAGTCGTAGAATTCATTCATTAGGGACACCTTTGCGGAAAGAAAGCAGTTCTTCATCAGTTTAAGCATTTCAGCTTCATTGGTCGTTGTAAATGTAACCTGGTCCGAATCAATGGCGCGGTTATCGTGACTCGTTGTGATGAGTGTTTGGATTCGTTTCTTGAATTCGTCGGTGAGCGCGGTAGTAGCCGTAGCCACAGCAGGAATCCCGACCACCCATTCTTTCGTCCGCCTGAAATCGTCTTCCCAGTTGGCCTCGGTAAGAAACTCCGGCATAAAATAGCATCCGTGTTTCGCCGCGAATCCTACCGGAACTGTGCTTCGGATGACTTTATATGGATTGGTGGGACACTTCGCAATCGTCTCTTCCAGTATTCGGGTATAACACGACCCGTCGTGGTGAAGAGGTGTCGGAAGACAGAAGAATAATATGTCGCATTCACGGTCCAATTCTTCCAATGTTATGCCTGGGGGGTCGCACGCTTCGGGGCGAATATCGTAGATGTATACGGGGATTGGTTTGAATTCGTCTAACGCACCGTCGTCATTGTCATTGTCATCATTATCATCATAATCGTAATCATAATTCTTGGCGAAGATTTGGGTCGCGCGGCCAACAAAGCCGTTTCCGATAATTCCGATTTTCATCTTGTAAACAATATTACACATAATGGTTTAATATAGTTTTCCGTTCTAGTCCGTCTCTGCGTCCGTCTCCGACTCCGTGTCCGACTCCGACTCCGTGTCCGCCTCCGACTCCGTGTCCGAGTCCGTCGGTTTGATATTATACATATCCATTATGATATCCGTCATATGTTGGACATAACTCATCTCTGTGCCAAGTCGTGTCCCAATAGAGTCCATAATCGCAACGGTGACAAAGAGGCGATAAAGCGACCTGCGAAACATCATCCCATAATTATTCAAGATATAGTTGAGTTCGTAGATTTCGGCCACGCCGAAGAACTTCACTTGTGGTGTCGTATAATTTATTAAAACGCGCATCAGTTCATCGCGGAGTTGGTTGAATTTTTTAGGACCAAGGGTTGCTTTGACCAATGATGCTTGTCCACCGCATCTGCTGATTTTGTCAGTGTTAGTATTTGTTTTCGTTTTCGTTTTACGAACAGTCTCTTCCGACAATTCGCACGCCATAATCAAGTCTATGATTTTATTGTATTTCCGTTGGTATGTATATTTGAGCGCCTTGAATAAAATTTCCTGGTCGCTTCGTGTCAAATATCCGATAATCCCGAAATCAAGGATTCCGATGCGATGGGTTGGTTCCGATGCTGGTGCGTCGGGTGCCGCTTTAATAAACAAGATGTTCCCTGGATGAAGGTCTCCGTGGTAAATTGAACTACAGAACGCAGCCTTGCCATTGAACCCCGCGAGCACTTTCGCAAATGTGTCATTATCTGCGGGGTCTATTTCGGTTATTTTCATTCCGTGGATATATTCCATAACGATGACGTCGGGGTTGATCATTTCGGTATAATCAGGGTAGGGTTTCGGGATTTTCACGGTTTCATAGTCTTTCCAACGATTGTAGTAGGTCGTAATATTCGCGAGTTCTTTACGAAAGCAGACTTGGTCGTTGAGAGATACAATATTCTGGAGAATCAGATTCTCTACGTTTAATGTTTTCATATAAGGGAGATACTTTGTAAGTTTGGCAAAAACGACGAGATTATTCATTGACGCGTTGAAGTTATCGCGGATGTTTTTACGGAGATACTTGACAACGACGAGGTCACCTGGACCGTCCGTAAGTATGCGTGCCCGAAATATCAGCGACATCAGTCCCGATTTTATGGGGCGATAATCATTTTCAATGCGAAGACGCATGTGAGGCCGGCATTCACACGACCTTGCCTCCAGCTCTTTAAGTTCATTTATGTCGTATTCTTCCTCGGAATATGTTACACTATCGGTATACTCGCTGAAGAATTCGTTGAGTTCGTGAGAGACGATATTGCGGTTGGTGGCGAATGCCTGGAATATTTTTACATACATCATATTCTTCGCAGCGAGACGGCGACTTACATCCATAATCGCGTGGTTGCGCGACTTCCACCCCACTTTGTATTTGATGAGCTCCGTGATACCAATATAACACGATGACATCGTAAACCATAATGCGCGAAATAGGTCACGACACGACATTTTATAATAGTATTCTTCGGTTCGTTTGACGTAGTCATCATAGCCTTGTTGGTCGGCCGCAGCGGCGGCGTCGCCTTGTCCCGAATTTGCGGTTTCGTCTATATTCTGCTCTTTTTCATATTGGATATATTCGTCTAATAGTTCGTCCATTACCGTGTATACGTCTCGTGTATACGTCTCGTGTATACGTGTATAATATATATAATTCTAATACATATTACGCTAAATGTGGTTTATGCCCGGAGACTTTCAATGGCGACCTTCAATCGCAAATACATTTTTTTGATAAGAATGCCAATTGCGTTTTCCATTGCGACGGTTAGCTCTGATTCGGTGTCGGGTTTTAGCTTAAACATATGAAGCACCTGGATGCTCCTATCATTGTCTTCGCGATAGATATACTTCTGAATATAGAGCGGATATTCAAGAAGTTTATATTTTTGTTGAATGAGGTCGTTATGATATTCATAGGGGACGCTCTTGCTCGTAAAAATAATCTCGTTATTGCCATTATTTGCGATTTTATTTGTTATTTTTGTAGAGACGTACATGTACGTTTTCAACCCACCTAAATCTCCGCCGATGTCCCGGAACTTATAAAGACTATTGTGTTCGGATGGGTCGGTGGGGTGGGGATGAATCTCAATTGCGTCAATAATATCCTTATTCACTTCGTGTAATAACTTGTGTAGATTTACATTGATGAGTGGCAAGATATTAAAGTGTGGGTTATTGTAGGTGTATTCTAGTGTGAATAATTTCATTTCGGGGTTTTTACCCAGCCTCATATTATTTTGGGTACATATAGGTTTGAATTGGGCGGCCGATGACATTGACATTGGTGTCGCGTCGTGTGATGGATATTCTTTATAATAATATAATGTTTATATTCATTTATCATTTATCATTTACTACAGGTCCATACTCACCGTATTTTTCTCGGATCTCGGCCTGCGCTTTGATTTATGTGGTGCCGAGTCTTGCGGAATATCGCCTAGACTGGAAACATTAATAACGGTGGGTTCAAATGAAATGTCATCGCCGCCATTGTTGTTATTGCCGCCGCCGCCCGTCATTCCCGAGAGAATATTCTGAAGCATCGCATTTCCTTGGTCTGCTTGCCCGCCGCTACCCGGCTGAATATTAATCGTTTTGGTCTTCAGCCGCGACATCATATCCGATACATCGGTGCTCGGGCCACGCATTTCAGGACGACGCGATTTCTGCTGCTCGGAAACGGATGGCATTGACATCGGCATCGGCGTCGGCATTGCTGTCGCGCCGGGACGAACTGGGGGAGGAGGTGCGAGTGGACCTTTGGTAGCGATGGGTGGAGGAGGAGGGCGTTGTTGCTGATATTGAGGAAGTTCGTTGTGGTTGCGTCCGCCGCCGCCGATAATATCATTCATAAAATTACCAAATCCGGACCCGCGGCCACCGCCACCGCCACCGCCACCGCCACCGCCACCGCCACCGCCACCGCCCATATTATTTGACATTGATGATACAGCAGCCTGTGTGAATTGCTGCATCAGTTCAGGGTTCTGGCGCATAATATCGTCCATTCCAGGCAACGCCGACTTAAACATTGTATTGGTCATATGAAGCATAATCGCGCTTCCTCCCAGCTGGAACAGTAGCTTCAGTTCTGGCGACATCTTGGCTTTGGACTTGTATTTCTCGTGAAGCTCGCCGAAGATTTCATCATATTCGCCGATGTTCTCGTTCACTTGCTCGGACCATCCTTCCAATTTCAGGTCAAAGGGGTCAAATTTGTTGTTTAAGAACTCCAATCCAGTAATACACGCGAGAAGCATCTTGCCCTGAAATTTCATACTATTGTGGCGTTCACGTTCCTCAATTTGCGTATCATACTCACCTTTCATCTCCGCATAAGAAGAATCCATTGAATACCGTTTTGACAGTTGGACCCCTTTCTGCTCCAGTTCCTCCAACTTACGAAGGAGTTTGAACTTCTCTTTCAGCATTTCTTCCTTGGATAATTGAGGAGTCGGGTCTACATTGGCATCAGGGTCCATTGGGATATTATTGAACTTGCCGTATCCGTCCCATGTGCGATTATCTGCGTCAGTATTGGATGTGGATTGTCCTAAATGGATTCCATTGCCGTCGCTTGCGCTGCCGTTGTCACCGTCAGACTTACTCAAATTGAAGATTCCACTTAAAAATCCGCCGCCACCCCCGCCGCCGCCACCGCCGCCACCACCGCCACCGCCGTCGCCACCGTCACCGCTGTTTCGCCTCGGAACATTGCTCAAATCATTGAGCTCATTTTCAAGTGCGGCCAATTCACTCAAATCAATATCCCCGCCACCGCCACCGCCGCTCTTACGGTCACCGTCCTTAAATTTATTATTCATCAAGAGTTCAATACCGCCGCCAAAATTACTGCCGCCGCCGCCGCCGCTAGATGAACGACCCCCTCCAATAGTAAATGTAGGCATTGTATCCAATGCGCCTAAATCAATTTCTTCTGCCATTGTGTTTATGAAATGGTATATAATACAAATACAATAGCAATCTTTATACTAAAATAAATGATGTGGCTGTTTATATGAATAAAATAAATACTTTATTATTCTATTCATACCGCACTATGAACCCGCCATAGTCCCTGTAAAAAACAGTCTGCGAGGTCGTCCTTCTTTTTATGATTTTCAAAGACGGGCATCCATTTTACATAATCCGATTTGTGTTTGCGAGAGATTTCGCCGAGAGAACGGCATACAATGATTCCCGACTTCTTCCGGTCTGCGTAGGTGGATGCGTCAACTCCGCCGTCTTCCGAATTCGCATCCGTGAATAATTTCAACTTACACGACGCCGATATAAATTCAATCTGCGGAATATGTTTCATAATAAAATACTGCGTAATCATTCCTTGAAGTGTCTTCATCCGAGAGGCAAGAGTGCTTATTTGATTTTCAATAATCATCATATCAATTGGTGCGGACACCGCCGCTGCTGCTGCTGCTGATGCTGCCGCATCCGTGAACAGAATCGCGTCCAGATGCTTCATCATATTGCGGCCATATGTGATTAAATCCAGGTCGTGTGCGTAGGTATAATTCGCCTTCTTGGGTTTGTCTGGCGCGACAGTCCCGGTAATATAACTTGAATACTTATTTTCATCAAAGGGTTCTAGATAATCTCTCGCGAGTATTGTGGTTATTTCTTGGACGAGGTCGGACTTCCGGACTTTGAGGTTCGCCGCTGCGGCCGGTCCTTCTTCTCCTGTCGCTTGCGCGACTAGATGCGCCGAGAGATTTGCCTTAATATCCATCAGTTCGCCCAGTTTCTTCTTTTGAAGAAGTTCAGGTTTGCGCTTTATGGGTAAAATCTCTCGGGATGGTATTATATATTTGGATTTATCGGCACATTTGGCGCAATACAGGATGGGCGCCGGACCGCTCACTACGCCACCTCCCACCCCACACACTACGCCACCTCCCACCCCACACACTACGCCACCTCCCACCCCACACACTA